TCACATCACCGGGCAATCATCAAAGCCGGCTTTACTAATGATGTGAGTGACCACACCTATCAGCTCTACCTCAGTGAGCGCATCACCTTCTATGGCTTTTCCATCCATAACAATAAAGACACTCCGTATATCTGATTGCTTTAGCATGACAACCTCCGCCTTGACACTGTACAAATATACAGTATAACTAAAAGCGAAAACAACCACGGAGAAATTGTTATGGCATCTTTAAATGACGATAACCTACGAGACGACTTATCCTCTACTGAATCTGGCAAGGGAGCATCATTGGTTGCGCTGGAACAGGGTGGAAATGTTCAGCAAAGTATTAATATTGTCATGCCTGAATGGTATGGAGCTAAGGGAAACGGTCTCGATGACGATAGTAGTGCATTTACTCAGGCTGCTAATACTGGCAAAAATCTGTATTTGACGTCTGGAAAAAAATATCTTTTAACATCTCCTTGCGCATTACCTTTTATTGCAAACTACGAGGATGGAGAGCGAAAGACTGTTTTTGGAAATGGCGCAAAGTTAATAACAAAAGGCGCGTACAGTCCTTTCAACCAATATACAGATGAAACAAAATCATCTTTAAGCGCTATTGTCTATGGATGGAATTTCTTCGATTTGAATATTGAAGGATTTGCCAATAAAGACTCTTCTTACGACTTGGTCAATGGCGCGCATGGAATATCATTCGGATTCGGAAAGGCCTATAATATCAATGGGCTTGGATTATGCAACGTAATCAGAGCATATGGCAAAACCATAGCCAAACACATTTATGGTGATGAATTACGAAATGCCTTATATTCGTGCTACCCCTACCCTAAAAACACATCAATAGGAAATAACAAACTATTTAATGCTTGTGTAAATTGGTGTTCAGGTGATGGTCTTGTTCTTAAGGGTAGTGATATATATGTTGATGGTTTTCATTACAAATATGCGGGATGTATTACGGCAAACAATAATGATGGAGCTAACGCGACTCGTGGGGTAGCTATATCAGCTGGAGCAGATGGTGTGCCTGCTTCTTCTGTAACCATCAATAATATTTCCGGAGAGTTTTATGGGGCTGGCTCACTTAACCTAAACGCATCAGATGTAACGATTTCTGGTGGGATTAATTTAGGTAGTTATTATACTGAAAACTTCAAAGCAGAATTAAGTTCTGCTGCTGTATGGTTGAACGTAACAAATGCCATGATCGGTGATATAAAATGTGAAAACATTTTTACCGGGTTAGGTATCAACCCAGGGTGTTCAGATTTTTACATCAGTTCATTCTCTGCAAAAAGCAAATATAATGTTAGCAAGCATCCGTTTTTTTCGATTGGGGACTCAGTAGATACTAAAATAACCCGTGGCTTTATTGGCAATATAAACCTGTTTGGCGAGAGCGCAATTAACAATGATGTTTATATAAACACTGCAGGCGTTATTATTGACTCTATTCATATATCCCAGATGAATAACCAAGAAGGCGGAGACTCTGTAACCATTGCCAAATCAGCAACAATTAATAACATATCATTGATCTCAACCAGTTCCGCCGTTACAAATAACATCATCAATTTTTTAGCAGCAGCTAGAGTTCAAGATATTTATATTGAAAGAGTTTTTGGTACTGCCATTACTATTGCAAATGATATAGTGCCAAAACTCAACCGAATATCTCTGGTCAATAAACAAGGGACAAAAGCTCCAATTATCATCAACGGAAATGGTTCCGCTAGTCATCAATGGGGTCTAGTAACAATATCAGGTCCGTCAGTAGCAAGCCCAAGAATATCCGGCTCACTTATTATGGAGGGGTACTCGGGAAATGAATGGAAACGCGCTGTAGATACAGTATCAGCTTCTGTTTCATATCCGCAAAAGCAAACATTCACGCTGACATAAACTCCATAAATTGTTCCTAAAGTTTGATCATATTAAATGACAAAGCAACCATCCCCCGGCAACTCTTGCAAAGAGTCACCGGGGGATTCACCTACTGAACGCAGGCCCAGATGAAGAACGGGTACAGAATGTTAGTTACCATCAACTTCTGGCCCCAACTATCCCAGTGAATATTATCGCCCCGCGGCTCGGTGTAACTACCCGTTTGCGGGTCGCGCGTAATATTCGCGCCGTCGGTGCTCCATGCTGAATCTGAAGGCATCAGCGCCCACGAAGGAATGATGTGGATGCCCTCCGCCTGACGGCCTTTAAATGCACCAATGACATTACGGACGTATTGCGATGTAACGGTATTCCAGCGCTCACGGCTTGAATAGGCATGGCTGTACGGTGCGATAGCTACAATGCAGTTCGGACAGGCCAGCTTAATCTGGCTAACCATGTACTGGATCTGCGCGATGTACTGCGCCGGGGTTTGCCCGTATGTCCCGTCATTCCATGCCAGTGCGATAGACCAGATATCAGGATCGGCAAAGCCCTGCTGGTCGAGATAACGACGGAAATCGAAGGTGTAAAACGTTCCTGTCTGCGTCTCCGCATAGGACTTCTCAGTCGCTGCGCCGGTATTCAGAAAACACATGGCCGGATTTGCCGCCTTTTGTGCATCGGTAGCCGGGAACAGGAACGGGTTTTTGTTCACGTTCGACGGATTATCCGCACTTATCACAATCGGCGAACCATTCATCACATTGCGGTAGCCAACAAAATTAGCCGCCGCCCACGATTCGCGCCCTTCGCCTTTACCGCCCCCGCCCTGCGACATAGTCCCGATCTGGTTGATTGTCGCCCCAGCGGCCTGCAGCATCTGGGTTAACGGGTTTACGATATTACGGTTAGTCAACGAATCGCCCATGTTCCCGGTGTTTTTGGTGGCACTGACGACGGACGGGCCTCTGACCAGAGTGGTATCACGGCTGGACCACTGCCCCGGTTTCTGCCGGTTATGGAAGCTGACCCGAACGGCAGTACCATGTTTCGACGGCTCCAAATCCACTGTGCGGTTGAATTCGTAGCTGTAAGGGATGCCTTCCGGGCTTACACCTCTGATTGTCCAGTCCAGGAATTGCCCCATATCGGCGGTCCAGTTCATCAGCATTTGCGGCGCCTGTAACTGGAGCGGTGCAGTAGGATGAACAAATACTCGGTCAGGTAACAGTATCAAATCCTCAGCGCCGGCTACCGGGTTATTCACGGCCAACAGCGGCGGGTACGGGTTGGCAGACTGCGCAATTAATCCGTTAATCCATGGGGTTAATTGCGGGTCGCGTACCAGTCCTTTCGTGATGTTTAAAATAGCCGCCGAGGACGACGCGGCGAAAAAGTTAAACGCGTAGAAATCAGCATTATCAGTCTGATTTCGAGCTCCGAAATAGACTTTTGTCGCGTTCTGGGTGTACTGGTACACCGCGAACATTTTGTAAGTGTTTGCCGCCAAACGCTCCCTGACAGATGCAAAGACCTGCACAAACTGTGTCGAACTGTACCAGAAGAAAGCGCGCGCGGCATTGGCCAGTAACGCTTCAACATTAGCACCGGCATCAGCAGCGACGTAAACGCAGAATTCCACCGCGACAAATTCACCCGCCTTTACACTATCCAGCCCGACGTTGACCAGTGCATCATGGAACTGCCCCGGTGGTGTCGTCGTAACACGCATCGCGGGTACCGCAGCCTTTGCCCCAAACTGTGAAATTGACTGTACCGCAGCCGGAAGCTGATCGATCGGCTTCCATACGCCATCAGTTCCAAATAGCGGTAGCAACTGCTGGGTGGTATCCCCGTAGGGGTTGAAAGCAATATTCGGCGCGTTACCGTCCACTCGCTCATTGAACCCGGTATCGCGTGACGGGGATTCCAGGATATCGCGGATGGGCTGGCCTGAGCAGGCAAAGAAGAAACCGAAGGTATAGAAAGTACTGACGGTACTTGTCTGACGTACCCCCATGGCCACGCGGCGAGGTTTCTGATCTTTGAACTGGTAGGTAGCGCGAACCTTGAACAGATTAGGCGTGATGGCGCTAATCACATCAGGGATGATTTCCGCTACAGACATATCCTGATCAGCAAAGAAAACACTGGCTTTCTTCACTTCATCTTTAGCGGTCAGCCCTGAGCCAGGAACGACGTAAACATAGAATTGCGCTGCTGCATGTTGGCCGCGAGCAATGGTGTCGTAAACGAATGGCTCAACAAGAGCCTCTGCCGTTGTACCTGCTGTGACAGGGTTAGCAATAAGACACGATACTGCTCCGGCATTCGTAAGCGCCGTTTTAATTGTTATGTCTGAAATTGAGCTAACCGCACTCCATCCGATAGAACCAACCCGCAAGCGGGGCATCTGATATGCCGGGTCCGCGTAGCTGTTGGTGATCAGATTTGGCGCGATTACACCGGAAATATTCAACCGATCAGCCATAGTCATGTCACCACCGACACCAAAGATCGGGCGGTCTGCTAAGGCCATTTGCGGGAAAGCGATCTCGCATGGGCTGGTACTGGCCCCGCGCTGCTGGCATCCGAAATAAATATATTGAGCGACGCCAGGTGACACCCCCGCCAGTTTATAGATTACAGTGATCTGGTAGGTGCCATCACCAAGGTCATCTGTCCTGGTGGAAACCAGTGTTCCCGCAGCGGCTGGCTGCAAATTCCAGAATGCTAAGGTTGTATCCCCCCTGAAGAGGAAGGAGGCAGCAATATACTGCCCCCCGGTTGCATACCAGAGCTCCTGCTGGAACACATAGTTAACCGCCGGATCTGAAGTTGAAGGTCTGGCCGGGCACTGAACTGACTGAACTGCGCCATGAGCGACCATCTCTGCACTGGCTGCCCCCCACTTCCCTCCTGAATCGGGGCCAGTAAATAGCGTTGGGAGCTTTTCAGAATCCGATGCGCGTGAGTTCTCAATCAAGTTTTGTGCATACATCGCATATTGCGATGGCATACTCCGCCCTGTAGCCTCCAGCGTACCGCCATTATTAATAACCTCGATAGCCAGTGCACTATCATCCGGGCTGCGGTAGTACGTGGTCGATCCTTCAGGAATATTAGCAATATCCGCCTGAGCGTCGGCCAGCGTCATATACTGTTTGCTCAACGGAATAAGGTTCTGATGGATACCCCGCCATGAGTACAGCGGATCTCCGGCACGGTCGGGAACGTCGGCAGCAGGACCGTTAACCAATTCATCTAAACGTTGAACGTTGCCCATAAAAACATCGGCGTTGGTCGTTCCCAGCGGCGGATTAAAGGCCATGTTTTTTGCTCCAAAAAGACGCTTCGCCCAAACGAGGGTTTGAGCGAAAGAAAGTTAATCGGGGAAATTTTTGGTTTTAAGAGACGCTGCCGGGGTAGTTGGCGTCGTCGTACTGGTAGAAAATGTCGCTGTATTGTCTGGTCGTCACCTGGCAGGTTCCGTCCGCCTGCGGGGCAATCTCCTCAAAAATGGCGTCATAAACACTGCGCGTCGAGCTGCAGAACACCAGCCGCGGCGGTTCGATACTCGGATCGTTTAACTGGATTTCATCAAAAGCAGCCTGCCACGGAACGGACAACTGATAATCCCCGACAAAGGTGGCCATCAGCAGCCCGGAGGCAGAACCATCCTGGTAACGCAGAATTGCGCGCGGGTTTTCAAAGGACCAGTCCAGCGGCTCGGAGACGGTAAATACCGTTTGACCGCCAGATGTGGTCATATCCATAACCAGACTACTTACCGTTTTATTACCCGGAATGTCATCCGTCAGAAGAATGCGATCGCCATACTGATAGACCAGCGCATCCAGTTCTGTTGTCGTGTTATGCCCCAGCCGCTGATATAGGTATTTCATCAGGCGGCGCATGCCGATTTGATAGGCGCGGTTCGGGTCAAGCACCCCATCGAGGGTATAACTCTCAATTTTCCTCGGTGTGGGGTTATCCGGAGTCCGGCATTGCACCGTTTCTTCTGACCACGTCGTGCCATTGATATAAGTGACATCCACACCATCGTAATCATCGGCGGACGGCGCCGAGAAGGTGGTCTGTAACTCTTCGGTCATTTCATGCGGGCTGATAATGCCGGACCAGTTCTTAATCCCTTCCCTGCCTACAGATGCGAGCCCGTCACTCAGCAGGAAGTACGATTTCCCCGCCGTGGTGATCTTCTGCAGCATTTCCAGTGCGGAGACACTGTCGCCTGTCGCGAAGTCGAAATACTCATTTTTCGGGGTCCAGTAGGTTGCCTCAAGGGTATTTATAGCCTCAGTGTCCATCGCCAGCCCGAGAGAATTACCGACATGAAACAGCGCGCTGGAGATTCGCCGCGGAGCGCCGGTATCATAAATACGCGTGGCCACAACGTTTACGCGCCGATCAGACTGCGCCGCCAGTTTGCCGCCAGATTCCACCGTCACGGCCATTAACGATACACCGGCATATGATGCAGGGCGTGTCAGTAACCTGCCGCGCAGCGCCTGCCAGTACATAGAGTCCCTGGAGTTTTTACTCCCCTGCTCATTACGCCGCCGGCATCGCACCTCAACCAGACCAGGGGTAGCCAGTTCAAATCGCTCAGTGAACCCCAGGGCATTAATGTTCTTCATCCTGTACCGTCCGGTTTTGCTCACCCAGCCAGAACCAGAACCATATACGCGGTACTGAATTTCATAATCAACGTTACGGTAATTCTTGCCGCCGGATTTCCCGAAACCGCAAATACCACTGGGAAAAGAGAAGTTAACCTCAAAAGCATTTACGACTTCATTATCCGGACAAGCGAGAAACGGTCCCATCCAGCTATTGTTGTCGTTAATCCCGGTCGCCTGGTAATCAATCATCGTCCTGGGTGAGTAGCCTGGCCAGGTATTATCAACGGTTCCGTTAACCATTCGCTGTACTGTCGCTGTCGTGCCGTCTGCGGATGCAATGCGGTATTCATTTCCCCGGTGCGCCAGCGACAACCGCTGTGTCCCTTCAGGAATGCCGGAAAATGCCGCGCCGCTTCCACTGCCATAAGCAAGGGTGACATTGGCGGTGATCGCCGGGCTGCCGCCGCTGGATGCGGTCCCATCAGTGAAAACTGGACTATCCCCAAATACGGAAACCGGAAGTGATGAGGCGGTAATACTTCCGCCCAGCCACGGACTGGACTTCTCAACGATGCGAACTACCCCGCCATCATCCTGAGCGACCAGGTTCGACCCGGCGATCGCTTCATTGATTGCCGCCAGCAGGCCAGACATATTGCCGTAGTTAGCGATCAGCGAAACGGTATAGGTGGTTGCCTGCCAGGTCAGGGTAAATGTCTGGCTGATGCTCGAAAAATCATAGGTTGTTGGGGCTGCGCTGCCGCGCAATGAAGCAGATGATCCCCCCACTCCCGGAACAGCATCCTGCTTTGGCGTGAACGTAGCGATGAAGAGATCATATTCTGCCCCGTTAATTTCCAGCGTAACGGGCATGCCGGCATAGGGGTTAATCTCAGTCAGCGTGTCACTGAACAGGACGCTGTAACCCGATGACGACGAGATCAGGTAGTTAGTCGGCGCAATGATTGTCACCAGCGCACCTTCCACCCAGGACTCAGGCAGAGAATCATCGCCATCATCATCGCTCAGCCCGGTGAACGAAACCGACGATCCCGAAACGGTCATGCTGTCGGCGGTAATATCGGATGAATCAGGCGCTGTCTGCGCCATATCAAGGCCGCTGCCGCTGGACGTTCCGCCCACCTCGGTAGAGTTGAACCAGTTTTCGCTGCGACGATCGCCAGCAACATTAGCTCCTGGCGGATAAAGCGTATAAGAAAATGAACCGCCAAGAGCCGAAACAGGCGTTGAGCCGATCCTGATATCACCGTTTGTAAAAGCAACATTCCCGCGGCTCACACAAATCATCATTTCAACCATCATTCTGGTTGGATCATCAGGGTTAAAACGACTTACCGGCTGAACAACATAATCCGGATAAACCCGCGCACGTCCGAACAACTCCCGGATAGGATCGCCAAGTTTTGCCGTGTTCGCTTTTGCCGGGTTTAAGTCCAGAGACTTACCCGTAGATGAATCGTAGGCCCCCGTATCGAGGTTATTCATCATATAGATGGAATAAGCTGCAGCGGCTACCGCTACAACCAGAGCGGCAATAGCAAAGCCTGTCGCGTAAGGAACGGGGTAAATATTCACTTCAGTATCTGGTGCTAGTTCGCACCGCGGCCATTCCTCTGATGGGACGGGCACGCCATCAATCTCTACGCTGATTGGCTGTGGCATTCCGGGATCATAATTTTCGACATTCCTCTGCATCCACTCATGCAGGGTTATGCGCGCATGATGATGGGTTTCCAGTGGACCGCCGGGTAGCCTTGAGGGATAAATACGGATCGTCATCGCCAGAATTCCACCTTGATAAATCGCCGTTTAAATTTCCAGACCGGCATAAAAGAAACGTTCGATCCGGGGTTACATTCCGCCACCTGCAGCAACCCGTTCAGCTCAACAACAATCCCCACATGGGTGACCATGGTTCCCGAATAACACGCCACGCCAGCGCCGACGCATGGCTCACAACGCTCAAGCTTTAACATCAGTTTTCTGGCCTCTTTATCAAGGCCGCCGCCGTCTTTGGTCACACCAGCAAAGTCAGGCCATTCAGGTAGGCCAAGGTCACGACGTATCTCATTCACAATGCCAAAACAGTCGAGTTTGGGAAAAGAGCGACCGCCCTTCAGCCAGGTGACCGAAAGGTATTTATCAGGTTCAAACATGGGGAAACCTCAACTCATGTAACGCAGGCCGGGATACTCATTAAGGGTGTAACGGAATCTCGGCCATGCGGTATCGAGAACGTTCATATAGCCCGCGGTAATTTGTGCCTGCAGCGCCGTCCAGGATCCCGATTTGATAGCGAGCGTATACGGCACAGAAGCCGGGGCATTCAAATCTGTAGAGACATATTGCCTGTAAGTCAGAGAGGCGTTTGTCAGGCTGGCCAGCGCATCACGAATAGCCGTACTCACCTCTCCGTTTATGTTGCTGATAGCGAACTGCAAATCCTGTGTACCGTCGCTGTTTCTGGCCGGTATGGCGATATCGATAGCTGCGGCTGAAAAGGTTATAACAGCGCCATTTTCGGTCGTCGCTGTAATATCGTCGTAGCCCTTGCAGAAATAATGCACCGTCGAACCGATATTGATTTGCAGCGTTTCAATGATGACTTCCGATCCGCTGCTGGCATAAAGCCGGTTAAGCACCGTCATGCTTTGGCCACTCCCTGTTTAATGCGATATCAAGCAGTGAACTACCTGCGATCCACTCAGGGTAGTTACCCCACGGCGGAGGCAATAGTGGGCGCTCCCATAACTCCAGCGTCGCCGAATACCGCCAGTAGATAGGAGCCACCAGCACTGGCCCCTGATAGATATCCGTAAAACGACATTTGTAGAATTTTATGCCTGCGGGGGTTTGCAACTTCATCATGAACCAGGCTGCACCATCAGAGAGCGCATCGCGGTACCACGATTCAAACGTGAGCCCCTGAACATCGCTCTCCATAAACCAGGATACAGTCGCTTCCGTAGGAGTCGAGGTATACGCCCTGCGTTGTCGCGCGCGGCCAGTAGTGAGTTGAGTTCGTTTCAAAGGGCTGACTGGCTGGAACCCATAGCCTTCCTGCAGTGGCATTGGGAGATAGTCGTGTGGGTAGAGGATATCTGCCATGTTATTCCTTATACCCCCTCACATAGCGACTCTTTAAAGCGCGGCCAAAATCACCCTGCGGCATCATGACCTCTTTCGTTAGCTCCCCTTTCAACTGTCTGGAAAGCTGTCTGTTATTCTGGTTGAGCGTAGAATTAAGTTGCTCAGGCGTGACCCCCTGAAGGTTAAACTCCTGGGTAATAGGCGCATGAACAGTGGTTCGCCTGCTGTTGTCACTGCTAACGTTCTGAACGCCAGTCCCAAATCCCGAACGCCCCAATGTCGCATCAAGCGGCTTGCCGTTCCGTAACGCCTCAAGCTGAGACACGCCGATTCGATTTGTGGACTCCTGATCGAAGACATATTCCCCTTTATGGACAATACCTGCCGGCTGATACTTTCCGCCTGAGCCAGTATATCCACCAGAAGCAAAGCCGACGGCGGCAGCACTGGAGATGCTGGACGTTATGGTAGCCATGAGGCCTGCAACAGTAGCCATCGCTGCCAGGTTGTATGGGAATGGCTGGCTTGAAAGTGCCTGGGCCATTGCCATTGGCAATTGAACGGCCGCCTGAGCAAGTGCAAAAGCTTTCTGCGTAACAAATGCCGCTTTATACATCACGGATTGTTCACCAAACATGGTCCCCATTGCATCGGTGATACCAGAGAATGAGTTTTGCGCTGATTGCATCTGTGCGGCATTAACTGCGGTGCTTAGTGCCAGCTGGTTCTGTTGTCCTTGCTGTTGGAGAGCCAGCAATTGCTGCTGCTTCTGCTGCTCATTCAGTAAAGTACTTTGTGTGATCGCCTGCTGCTGCTGGTTCAGCCAGGAAGCATAATCAGTCTGGGCTTGCTTCAGCTTTTCGATAACCTCAAGCTGCGGATCTATTTGCAGCCCTATCATGTTCAATCCCTGCCCTGACAGGTCACTATTGGTTGCTCCAGACGTCAGCGTACCACCGGCCTTGTTCACACCTGATATAACGGAATCAGGCAGCACTGATTTACCAATCAGGTCGCTCGCCTGCTTCCCAGCAGCCTCCGGTGTCAGTTTCTTCAGTTCAACCATCTTTTGAAGGATTTCGAGGCGTTTTTGCAATGTCTCATTTTGGCGCAATTCCTTTGGCGCAATTTGCTCCTGCATTTTCCGGTAGTCATCAAGCGTTTTAACTGAACTCTGCAAAGCCTCCTGCTGCTTATAGGCCTGCAGTATTTCGTCAGAACGGGAGAGAATCGACTTCTGGTCGGCGGTTAGCTGTGTTTTAGACTTGAGGTCAGCAATCTGCTGCTCGAACTTAACCCGTGTCTGCGTAGCGCTATTAAGTTTATCGCTGGCATCCAACTGGGACTGCATCGCGGCAGTCTGCTGGTGTATCTGGTCAAGAAGCCGAGTTGCTGCGTCCTCTGTAAATGTTTTGCCTTTTATCTCTTTCTTAGGTTTTTCATTGCCCTGTTTTTTGGCCTGCTCCAATTCCTTTTCACGAACGGCAATTAGCGCATTAGCTTGTTCAATCGCCTCTTTGTTCCCTGAGAAAGCTATTTTTCTTGATTGAGCCCTCGCTTCCTTTAGTCTTGCTTCGGCTCCAGCGACCCTATCAGCCGCCAGATATTCCTTATTAATCCAATCAACGGACTCTGCGACAGCTTTATTTCCCTCAATAGTCAGAGTATTCATCGTTGATTGTAGGTCGATGGCCCGTCCGATAAATCTCATCGTGGGGTCAATTGCGCCGCCAAGAGCAACATTTTGCTTACCTTTATCGGCGGCTGTGTAATAGTTTTTGACCTTTATTGCAGCTGCCGTCCATGAGTCACCAATTTTCAGGATCTCCCGGCGATGCTGATCAATATCAGCATTCAAGGCAGTGAAATTAGCAGAATCCTTATATTGGGATACCTTTGTCCTTGCCTCGTCATAACTAAAACCAACATCGATTAACTTGTTGATTGCCTCGCTAGCGCCGTCATTGGTGGTAATGAACATGCTACCGACTTCATCAATCGCCTGACCGGTCTTGTCAGATATGGCAACCATATTAAGCGCAAGACGTTCGGCAGCATCACCGTTAGCGCCAAGCGACGTTGTAGCAATTTTTGTTGCTGCTTCAATCTCCAGCCGATTTTGATAAACAGCATAAGTAAGGAGACCAACTACCCCCGCAGCTACTGTGAATGGATTTACCAACCCCATGACGTAGGTGGATACACCTTTAATTGCAGGAATAATTCCACCGAACATATCCTTTAACTGTCCACCCTGCTGCATAAGCACCATAAATGGCGACTGGCCGGTTGAAAGTCCAACTACAATATCTGTCATTTGTGCCGGAATCATACGCATTGCAAAGGCTGTTTGGGCGGCAGACATGCCAGTTTTACTCAAGTCATCACGAAACCCGCTTAATTTGTTACGAGTCTCTTCAATTCGCTTTGAATAAAGCTCAAATGTATCTGTATCTACCATCCCTTTGGATTTGAATTTCGCCAAATCCTGTTGTTGTTTGTCCAACTTATTCAGAGCTGCATTAACCGGGTCAATACGATCGAGAAGTTCAGAAAGAGCCAGCTTTTCTTCATCCGTAGCTTTAGTAACCTTGCCAGCGCTCGAAGCAGCACGGTCTCCGGCCTGAGTCATTTTTACCAGTGCAGTTGCGAGATTATCGGCTTGTTTTTCTGCCCCGGAGCTATCAATGATAATGGCCAGGCGGGATGTTTGTTCGGTCATATACTTTTCTCCGGGCAATAAAAAACCCCGCCGAAGCGAGGTTAGAGCTTTAAAACTGTTAGGCTTTTAATTCATTGACGGTAAAACATTATTGCGCCGATAATCGCCGCAAAGACCGCCAGCACAATCCCCGCGATTAACTTTACATTAACGTCAGCCAGCCTATCACTGTCCCCAGCATCGTCAGTGTTAACTATTGTCTTCAAAGGGGTTACATCACTCCCGCAATGCTTACACTTCACCGCCTCGGGATTTATTAATTCTGCACAATAAGGGCATTTGACTGAAGTTTCGGACCCTTTTAGCTTATCTCCCACCAGAGCGATGATGATACCTGCGATGGCTACGAACCCTCCAAATACCATGTAATTTTGGCGCGATGACATTAATCCAAGATTGTTAACCCTGTAACCACCGCTTGTCACTACTGTCACATCCATGAACAACGCCGATACAGCAAAGATCAACCCTATTGCAATCGCTATATAACCAATAATCTTCACTTGCCTACCCCATTAGTTAAAAAGCCTCCCCCAAGTGGGCATGAACAATCACAACAAAGATTATCTAAAGTTACTAATTACTTTGTATCGGATGCTCTGGTTGGTAGCTTCAAGAACTTCAATTTTGGCACCTTTATAACCTATAACTTTCGATTCAGATAAGTCATATTCAACATCGTTGTTGAAAGCTGGTCTAGCCATATCAGATGACGACTCACGGTAGCCTATGTTAATTTTGTTACCAACACGCCCGTTATACAGCAGTGTCTGCTGAAAATTATTAGAAGAACTAATGTTCAGGTTAGTTTTTTCAATAGGCATGTTGTCTTCACATGTTGATACTGAGAAGACAGTAATCACACAGAGTGTTTTGGTGCCATCTTTAACCATTAATGCCTGCCACATGTCAGCCAACGCAGCTTTCTGAACATTTGCTGAATCGGCCATGCCTGTAGGCATATAGAACTCGGATTTGCCATCCTGACCGACTTTTTTTAGATTCCCTGGTGTTACAGTATAAGCCCATGAAACCCTGGCAGGAGCGGTAACTTTTATCCCTTCATATTTTGCTAAAATTCCTTGAGATAACAGAGAGTCTCCAACATACGATGTGTTTACGGAACCTACTGGCGGTTCACTTAAACTTTGCGTTGTTGGTGCATAGTTGTACTTCGGCGAAGTACACCCCGTCAGTAAAACAGCCCCCAATGCCACTGCCAATATTTTATTCATTCCATGCTTCCCATGATTACAATCGGAAACATCCTAACACATGGATATGAGCAGACAATGATATGACTACTTCACTTTTTCTTGTCTTTTCTGCTCTTCGGCCCACTCATCACGCCACGCATCGTCGAGCGCCAGGATAGCGGCGTCAAACTCGGTGCGGTCAATCAGGATCGTGCGCGATGCCAGATATAGCTCAATATCATTCAGGGATAATGGGAGCGGTACTCCGGCCATGCCAGCATATTTCCTGCTGCGCGATATCATGGCATAGGCATTGAGGATCTCCCCTGTTACTGCATCAATTTCTGGCTCAGGAATCGGCGGAAGGTTCAATTGCTCCCGACGCCATTTAGCCTTATCTCCCCTTTCGCCCCCGAACTCCTTTAGCCACGCCTGCGCCTCTAGGGCTTTTTTACGGTTTCCTGAGTCTGCTGCTCCTTACCCTGAGCTATGTTCGCAGCCTCTGCCAGAATCAGCCAATACAACGCGGGGTTCTGCTTCAGTAACGCGACGCCAAGTTCTGGCGTATACGCTACAGCCTTCTCAATACCATCCACCAGCTCACCTACTCCCTCCCAATCTTTCAAAAGGAAGCGCGCGCAGTTATCGATGAGCAGGTCATCAATTGAGTCAATGTCACCCACGCTGGCGAGATCGAAAGCGTCGGTACCGACCTGATAGCTCGCGTCCATTTTGTCGATATGACGCCGCACCAGCGCATTGCGTGAGCGGTACTGTGGATTCTCGCTGCTGGCCACCAGCAGGCGGAGTTTAAACAGTGCTTCTTCTTCAGGTGTGAATTTCTTTTTACGGCCATCAGGCTTTTTAAAAGGGAAAAACCAACGCTCGCCACTCAGATCAAGTTGAGAAGATATAATCAGCATACAGACTCCATAAAAAGCCCGAACCGCGATGTTCTGCGGAACGGGTCAGGGAAATTAAGGTGCGGTGACAGTGATTTCAGACGTTGCCGTAAAGGTGCGAGCCTTCCCGGTGATCGTGGCGTTTCCGGCAGCATTGCGGGTCACTTTCGCAGTTTTTTGCCCGGTAGAAACTACGCTGGCAATCGCAGGATCAGATGACGTCCACTGGACGATATCTGTTGAATCAGCAGGCGTAAGCGTGGCAGTTAATGTCACCGTAGAGCCGACTGCGCCATTTGAAGTGGCTGGCGCAACACTGATTGCCGTCGCCGGTACTTTTGGCGCGCGGGTAATGGTTGGCGGCGTATTGGCGGCCGTGATATCGAGCTGAACCTGTACGATGTCAGTATTCCCGGCGTCCGGCCAGTCGCCAGAAATCTGCACTTCAGGAAAACTGAAGGTATAAGCGCCTTCGGCGTTCTCCAGCGTGAAGGTAAACGGCACCGTTTCGCCAGTGAAGGTTTTTTTGTAGATCTCCCAGGCCGCCTTGGACCATGACAGCGTGATCTGGCCTGACGGTGTAAAGGTCGTCGGAATGTTTGCGCCAGCAAATGCTGAGCCGGTACCGATACAACGCTGAGTCTGCATGTTGTTATCAAACTGGATATTAAACGTATCCACACAGAAGCCGGCACCACCCGCCACCCCGTTCAGACTCAGGCCTGTCACTTCCTTAAACGAATAGCGCAGCGCGCCAGCACCATCCACCGGGTTAGTGAAATAGCTGGTATCGTCGGCTTTGGTTTCCCAGTCTAGCCCGGCGAAGGTAATGGTCGCAGTGATGTCGCCATCATTCGGTATTTCAATCTGGAAAGTGGCAACCTGGCAACCGCGGGCAATCTGTGCGATCCCTACGTCATCAGCGTATGCAGAAACTGAAAAAGTAATGCGGTTGTTGCCCATCGTCAGCACATTATCGAGCCAATCCGCTCCGAAACAGCTCGCCAGAAAATCATCATGCTGATTCCAGCGAAATTTGGTGCCGACATCACCGCCGACATCAATCGTGCCACGGGAAACGCCCTGCGCCATACGGTCACCGCCGATTTCATCGTTATCGTTGGTGTTCTGCGTTGGCATCAGCCCGAACGACGAACGGCGTAACAGATTCCAGACACCAGCAGAGGGTGTCTCTCCCGGTGTGGTTTCGCGAATAAACGCGGTTACTACTTTTGCGCCTGAACTCACAGGAGCCTCCTGTTGATTGTGCGCTACAGAGCGCGATAAGGGATTTGAAGATTGAGCTGAGACCAGCCATCGGTTTCACCTGCCGGGATGGCGGATACGGCGAAATAACTCAGCGCTCCGTCGTCCTGAAACTCGAAGAGTTGCGTTAATTTGTCGGCGGCCTGAGTCAACTGCAGAGTGCCTGAACCAACAGGGACGAAAAGCTGGATGATGAGAACCCCTGTTCGGTGGACAGTCGGCCCCGCTCCAATTTCGTTAGCACCAGCTTGTCCGGGGATGTCAGTAAGACGCGCCCAGATTTTTCGACCGCTGGGATCGAATACAGGACCGTTTGGGTAGTCCACCGCATCCTGGGCAATAGCGGTCTGCGTCGTCATTCGTCTGATGACAACGTTTCGTATTTCTGTGAGGGTCATTTGTAGGCCTGAATCACACCATTAAATGAGACGGCATAGACGCCTGTCGGCGCTTGCGTAGAGTGGCCATTCTCCAGCGGTACGGAGTAAGGGAGGTTTGACTGAATGTAAATCACCGAGTAGGCCGGCGCCTGATTGATGATATTTTTCCCGTTGAGGAATGTCATTGTTCCGCGCGGGTCAGGCTCGGATGGTATTGAATGATCCGGTTCGCCGATGCTGACAAAATGCGACGCCCGAAAGGTTCCTGCTCGATACTCAGCCGGACGCCTGATATCCATGCCATCGTTAACACGGACTTTCTTTCTGAGACGGCCAGTCTTTGTCAGGTTGGCAGGATCGGCATAAAGAGATTCGTTCCATTCACCTACCGCTTTGTTGTACTGAACCGCAGTGGCGTTGATGGCCCACAGTTCCGGGTTACCTACAGGCGATCGCTGAACGATTTCATTCAGCAGCTGAATGGCGATAGTTCTCTGCCGTAACCTCACATCGTCCTCCACCAGCCCGGCGAATGCCGCCGGGTCAATGTTCCAGCCCTTAGCCATATCACGCCCTCCGCAGTTGAATGGAGTACGCAGCACCAGCAGAGTCTGCAGAAGCGGTAATGACCTCGTAGCGCTGGATTACGCCAGTAATCGGGTCAGGTGCCGTGATGATGTGCTCAACCGCTGGCTTGTCGGTGACCTCATTAACGAGGGCGGTGAGTTTCACATCACCATGAAGGATGTTAACACCATCGATGCGGCGGAGTTTATAGCGCGCCAGCACTCCGCGCCCCGAGTAAGTCACCTGCGTTTCAGTGCCGTTTTCCGTAACCGGGTCCCAGTCACTTCGAACGGTGTATGTTCCAGTGAAATCCTTAACGGCATCCCGCAGGTCGGTATCGAAGGCTGCCGCGACTTCAGTTTGGAGTTCGTCACGAATCCCCATATCACCCCCTTACCAGCCGCACCTGAGACTGACTAACGCCATATGGCTTCAGCATTGCAAGCGCCAGCTGCAGGTCAGAATCGAGCAATGCAGAGCTGTTGGTAGCGAGTTCTGCGAAGGTTTTGGAAACAGAAACGTCGTCAGCGTCAACTGCCTTACTCAGCAATACCCCCGAATCAGTTTTCTGCTGATACAGCCCACCATTTGCCGCCGCCAGCGCCGCATAGGCGCCAGCCTGTTTTACATCGTCAGGAATGATGGTTTCGTGAGTTGCCTTATCACACGGCATTTTCAGGTTAAGTCCATTCGTCCAGGTATTAGCCATCAGCACAGATTTGGCTTTCTTGCTTTCATCCGCCCAAGTGGCACCGAGAATCGAATTGACATCTTCAACAGTGATGAAAGTGATCATGCATCACTCCATTTCTTTCCAGCCGTGCGCCTTCCAGTTCTCAACTTCATCAGGGTGAACGTTGGCGGTATTAGGAGCGCCGGGGAATGCCGGGAAATCGGTAATCATCGCCACCAGCTGCTGTTCCTGCTGTGCAGGAGTATTGGCGTCAACCTGCACGGTCGCAAGTTTTGCTGCAGCACGTTCAGCACGCTGCTCTTTGGTTAATCCGGCCATAAGCCCTCCACTAAAAAAAGGGGGCGAAGCCCCCGATAATTAACCCAACAGCAGAACCGAATGCTCAGTTTTCACTGCCGCTACGCCCCAGGACAGACCGACTTCGTAGCGCACCTGACGGTATTGACGGTACAGCGCCACCTGATAAGTGATGCCTGACACCGGGTCAGTAACGTTCATGACGTCATCCGCAGTATCACCGCCCTGCGGCATTGCCGGGGTACGCGCAGCTAGCAGGAACGCGTTACGGTCGAATGCCATGTTTGCGGTATATCCACCTACGGTAGTAATCGCGGAGTTATCCGCCAGCGCCTGACGCAAGCCCGGTGCCGCCAGGGTAATAGTGGTAGCAGTAGCTGCAGCAACGAGATATTTGTTGCTGTCACCATCAAACGTCACAATATCACCGGCCGTGAAAGAACCCGTGCCGGTATCAATCGCGATCAGGATATCACCCTCCGATTTTGCACCATTTACCAGATAATCAGCGGCAGCCGATGCTGCACGTTTTTTGACGTGCGCAGATTCGTGGATGTTGAATCCCTCCAGACGACCCACGATACCCTCACGCAGCAGCGCATCGGTACCAGACTCGTTCACCTTGAACAGGACTGACTGTTTACCACGGAGGTTAGCAATCGCAGAGGAACCAAGGACCATCTGCAAATCGGTAGTCGGGGAGCCGTTATCGGACAATACCTGGCGCGCATTTGCCGCATCCGACAGATCGCCAGCAATCCCGAATGGAGCAGTACCAGCCGTACCGACAGCGCGGGAGGAAGCGAAATACAAAGCCGCGAGATCCGAGTCCATCTCATTTGCCAGCGCACGGAACGCTTGCTTGAACTGATCCGCCAGGATGGTGTTGTATGTCCCTGCGGGCCCCAGCGCTAGTTGTTCTTCACCGTTCCATTTGACCGGGGCCATTTTGGATTTGGTGATTTTGACATCAACGGTACCGATCGTCTGGTCGCCGTCATTTGGCGCAGTGGCCCCCGGAGTAATATCAACAGTGGTTGCCGGTGGCGCAACCGGCGCTGTAACAGTCTGGTCCTTCGCCGCAGCATCAGCTTTCGCATTGCGCGATACAGCCGGGATAAAACCGACCTGTTCGCGAGATACGGTATCCAGAGCCGTGAAGATAGTCGGGATCAACCCGGTAAGCGTATTAGCCATGTGTATGGATTCCTTGGAGATTAAAATATAGGGTTGGTTGAGCTATCCAGCTCCGACACCAGCTGCCATCCGGCGGCTGGCAAAGAATTAATCGACGATGGTGATACCGTCTTTGAGAGTTGATTGCTGATCTGTCGGGCTCAAACTGGTAAACGCATCGCGTTTCATCGTTTTCTGCCCGAGTGAATGCTGAGACTGGCGAGACCCGCCGCCCTGGTTGCCGCTGGCCTTCAGAATGTGGTCTTTCTGTGGGTACTGCTCCACCAGGAACTCCAGCGCCTCATCAAATGCCGCCAGTTCGCCCGGCTTCGAGCGAGAATAAATTTTGTTGCCGGAGCCGTCATAGGCAACGACTTTCCCGTCCTCGACTTTGAAGGACTGACCGAACCGCGCCTGAAGCATATCTGCCGGGATTGCCACTTTATCTGCGATGAATTTCGAGCCAGAGAACCGGCCGCCGATCATTTCCTGATAGAGCTGGCCTTCTAGGGTCGTCGCACGCTGAGTAGCTTCATCAAGCTGCGCCTGGAAGGATTTGGTGATATCCGCTTTAACCTGATCAACGGCGCCTGCATCGATCAGTTTTTTCTGGTCGATTTTAGTCATCATCTCCAGCGCTTCGAGTGCCTTCGCCGGATCACCGATTTTGGCAAACTTAGCCAGACTGGCTTCAGCTGCTTCTTTGGCTTCACGATGAGATTTTGCCTCGCCATTCAGAGAGGAGATTTTCCCAACGGCCTGCACAGCATCAAAACCAACTTCCTGGCCGTCATCGTGGACGTAGACGGGTAAACCGCTGGCATCGACTTCTGCATAGCTTTTGCCGTTAACTTCGACTGTTTTCAGTTTCATGTGGTTACCTTTTCGGGGTCATCCGACCGTTGCACCGCTCACCATCCGGATCACGGCAATAAAAAAAGGCCGCCCGGAGGCAGCCTGATTGAAGATTTAAATAGCTTTAAAGTCTGGCGTTGCTGAACGCCTGAGCATCCAGGTTACGCAGTTGCTCCAGAGTCAGCCATTCGCCCTTGTCGTTGTAGAAATCATCGGGCGACATACCGCTGTCACGAATCAGCCGGGCCCGGGTTACGCCAACGATCTGGGACTGACGCGTGAACGACTGGCGCGAGAACCAGCCCTGATAATCGGTATCCGAAGGCACCTGCCCGTCCATGCTGGCACGTGAGCTATCGGATATTTGCCCTACAGCAATACCGAGCTCATCAGACGATTTCAGGATGTAGGTTTCGACGCTGCGACAGCAGAAATGGATTTTTCCGGGGCCCTGCAGATACGGCACCTTATGGCCGATCGGCTTGTTATCCAGTGTGTACTTGAGGCGGTCGCGAATCCGACAGTCTTTTGATGTACGGTTATCCAAAGTGGATAACCACTGCTTACCCTTCAAAAGGTCATCGTTCGCATCTGCAAAGGTTTTCCTGGCCGTCGAAGCAAGATGCCCTACAGCCGTTTTTGCGATACTGCCAGCATTGGTGCGGCTCATCTGCAGCGCGCCATCCTGATAGCCACGGTTAGCATGACCCCGGACCTTTCTGGCGATTTGCTCATGGGTATCGCCCAGGAGAAAACCCTGCCGCACTGTATTGGATATTCTAGCCATCCTGTCAGCTTCAAGGTTATCTGCCCACTCCGAAAGCAGGCGCCCCTGAAACGGCTGAGCCATAGCCGCGGCGTAAACGGCATCCGGCGAAATGCCCACTAGTGGATGAAGCGATAGAACATCGTCGGGGATCGCAAACTGGAACAGGCTCATCTGAAAACCGGCTTCGTGCTGAGCGAGTTGCTGCAGCTCATCAGATAGTCCCGCGTACATTGACTGCACAGCCTCACGATTGAGAGCTCTGACACTAACGAGCAGCGCTTCCAGTCGCGACACGGTAAAGCTTTCAGCATCCAGGCTATCCATCGCCACCAGTAATCTGGCTGTCAGTTCCGCATCGCTGTCATTCAGGATTTTTATCATCCTGTTTGCAACGCTGGTGCTGTATCGCGCTACCCATATCGCATGGGATATCGATTCATCCTTAAGCTTGTCATTCGCCGTTGCCATTTGCACCACCCGGGTTACTCAGTCCGCCAGCAAGCGTGACCTGCTGATTCCGCAACTCGTCGATTACCTCTTCGGGCTTCGCGTCCGGATCGATAAATTTGAGGGACTGCAAAACGCGAACAGCATCGACCTGACGTATATCACCACCCTGACGGAGCGACTGAACAGCCGTTGCAGCTGCGGCATCAAACGTCTGGGCTGAAACATCCAGTTCGGTGCGTACATCGACATTGCCGCCTTCTTTCTCGCCCAGCCATTCCGCCATAATCTGCAGGATATTATCGAGCGCATCCTCAAGCGAGCTTGCCATGGTGTAGAGAGGTGAATTCTCCTGCATCCGCTCTTCGTGAGTCTGGTCTAAGGATTTAGTCGATGTGTTTTCCGCGCGCAGCAATTTTGCGCCGGCCTGACGCATCTGGTTTTCCAGATCCTCAAGGGAAATCTTACCGGCTTCAATCGCAGCCCCGGTATGCTCGACATATTCCAGTCCCTGCCGCTGGCGGTCATCGAAACGAGTCGCAGAGGAAGAACCTATCGTCAATGTTTCGCCATCAGCCAGACCGTAAGCCACCAGCAACGGCACACGAGCGACATGCAGGATGTTGTCCTGTTCACTCTGACTCTGCCAGTGCTTGATATTCAGTAAAGCGAGATTAAGTAGTGGAGGTGAACCGCGCATAAAGCCTGTGCGTTTCGTGTAAAGCGTCACCAGCGGAATATCATCGCGACTGGTTTCCCACTCGTCGTGGATCTGCCACTGGCTTTCGCTGTTATCACCTTTATTTCGGCGATAAATTTCAACCTTGCCCGGCATGATATGGCGTATTTGCTCAACTTTCGTTTGCCCGTAATCATCGCCATCAATAATGATGACCTCTCTGATACGCAGATCGGTGAGCACCACTTTCCCTTTAACCACTTTCGATTTCCAGCCAATGACCTGGCGAGGATTAAGCATCGTGGCATAGGGGCGGGATCCCGCGGCTTTTTCGTCGGCTTTAGTTTTTACTGCCTCCGGGTCAATTTTCGGGAAATCCACCAGCGCATGTACCAGACCATACTGGAATCCGATGCTGAAAAATTGCTGTGCCCAGACATCGAGCCGGTTTCCTTCCATATCAATATCTGGCGACAGCTCCCGTATTTGTTCAGGAGAGTCCTCACTCAATACTGTCGGCTCAGCAAACACTCGCCCGATGTTTTGTTTAATGGCCTCTTCATAGGCAGGTAGTAACGTTGCCGAAGCTAAACGCTCCTTATAGCTTTGAGGATCTTCGTTCGGCCATTTCGGGAGATACTTCTTGCCCTGCCGGCGCATTTCCAGCGTGCCGCCCATCAGCGCATCATTAATATCCCATGCCTCAACCATGTCGTTATAGTCGAGGTTGGGCGTTGAAATATCAGGCATGGTTTTACATCCGCAGTTGGGTGACTTTTCCAGTCGGTTTAATGATCGGGAATTGCTTCACAATGAAATACCCACCGGCATCGTTGGGGTGATCGTTATCCGCCGTTTTATCCGGCTCACCGTTTTCACCCCAAACCTGTTGCTCAAGCGACTCGGTGTACACCGGGCACCGCTTTACATTCACTTTGTAGCGACGTTCATCGTTACCATTGCAAAACATGGCATTCATCGCGTTGATGCGGTCTTTCACTGGCGGGTTTGATGCATTAACAACAACATTGAAGCCGGCCTGCTTAAGCTGGGCGATATCCGTAGCGCTGGCATTGCTGGATTTGCGGGAATCGCCGGAAGCGTCCGGGTAAATATAGATTTCCCGCACCTTACGATAATCGTTGCCGTCGTACAGCCAGAACCGTTCTTTGATGATGCGGATCATGTCAGGTGTGTCGTAAGCCTTCACGATTTCATTAACCGCAAATGGAAGCCCCAGACGTAATACATGAACAATCCCGGCCATCTTCCCGACGTTGAAATCCATACCGATATACAGCGGCTCACCGGGTTGTTCTTCCTCCCGGCAGTTATTCAGCTTACGATCAAACTGATGGTAAATCGTCCCGCTGGTAAGGTTGGTGAACTGGCCACGGAGATAAGCCTTGATCAGTTCTGGCGGGTATGACTCCATCAGCGACGGGATATAGTCCGGCGGCAGATTCTTTTCATTGTCGAACGTCGAGGCCTGCACCAGGCCGTACAGCGTTGAGAGCGAAGGCTTATCGCGTACAGCCTTTGCGAACTGCTGATAAACGAATTTAAACCCTTCCGGCGTCGTGGTGACGTCGATCCCGTTACGAAGACCGGCCACGTTGTAACGCATACGTGCAATGATTTTTCGCCAGGCTAACTGCGCCTTTTTCGCGGGCATTACATCCAGCTCATCAATCAGCGCATTACCGATTTTAAAACCAACGATGGTTTGCGGTTTCTCCATCGAGCGGCAAATCGTCGTTCCGCGATACTGGCGCCCGGCGTAGAAGTGAACCTCTTTGTTTCCCTCGTTGATTTTGACATTCAGCCCCCAGTCGTGGGCCACCTCCTCAACAGTGGGATAAAAGATGTCACGGATCTGCGGATATGTTGGTGCAAAGTAACCCTGGTTGATTTTGGGGTGTTCCCACATCCCTTTGCAGATACCACCGCAGCCGACCCATGTCTTGCCAGAACCGAAGCCGGCGACATAGGCCTTAAATTTGTACTGCATCGCAAGGAATTTGGCCTGGGGAACGTTAAGCGTCGGAGCTATCGCCATCCTCTTCCCTCACTCGCGCATCGACTACGTTGATATTGATTGCAACTGGCGTTGGTTCGTCATCCTCCGGGTCAGAGGACAGCTCTTTGCGGAGCTTGTCGATCTCCAGTTGCCGGCGCTCAATTTCAATCTGCTGCAGGCGCTGGGCGAACTCGCTATCAGCCAGGCCGAGACGTTTCATCACCGCCTCGTACATTCGCTCGCGGCTAATAGCGGTAATCTCCACGCCGTTCTTCCCGAGCTTCACACCGGAATAGGCAAGCGCAGCATCCGGCGCCAGCTTGCGCGTATCGGCGAAGAAAGGCTGGCCGATGCCATCACCATTGCAGCGAGGACATTCCGGGTTAGGTGCGCTGGTGTGGTCGTAGCCGTATCCCCCATCATCCAAAGGTTCCCGACGTTTACGCTCAAGCGCTTCGAGGCGCTTCTCTTCGTACTCCACGGCATCACGCCATTGATACTGATGACCGAAGCCCCAGCAGTAACGACAGCTCCCGCGGCGATACTGAGAAAGCTGGTTGGCGTCGAACGTTGCCAGCCGCCACATCTGCTCAAGCACTTCATCAGCACTTCCCAGCGTGCGCACGATGGATGCTTTCTGCTGCTGCGCAATGGCCTGCGCAACGTTAGGATTCGTTAGAAGCTGACGGCCATAGTTTGGGTCGCTATAACCAGCTCGCTCTGCGGCAGCAGTGGCGTTATTGTCCTTGAGGTATTCGGCAATGAAGCGCTTTACCTTTGGACTCAGTTTGCTATCCACCAGCTCTTCTGCGCACTTTTCCTTTTGCGCAGTGCGCAATTTCTTCTGCGCAGGTTTTTGCGCAGTTTGCGCAGTGGGTTTCTTGATGTATCGACGGGCAGTAGCGTAATTCAGTCCCTGCGCTTCACACCAATCCTTCGGTGATACGCCGGTTGCGGCATGATCGGACAGGAACCGTTGCTGAAGCTCGCCCCAGTCCGGTTTTGCCATTTGGAATCCTTCATTAACTTGTTATGCTTGAATCAATTTTTTTGGGAGGCTAAAAATGAATGAACTACTTTTGACAGTGCTCAAACTTGCAGCAACAACTGCTACCTCGAATATCATTGGTTTTGATGTTAGAGATATTAGTGTTCGCGATACTAGAAATACTACAATCCCAGTAGATGGCGAGGAGATAACAGCTGAGGCCCTACATTCCTATTCAAAAATCGAGCAAGAACTTGCCATCGCCAGACGCACTTTAATCTCTGAAACTGTCGAAATAGAAGAATATTACGGCAACTCGCTGAAGGGCGACGTAGGCGCGAAAGTTAGCGCTACGGATATCGGTCTGGCAGCAAGCGCCGAAAAAGGAAAAGTGACGAAACGCATTATCAAATTCACTGGATTTAACTCTGAAACCGAATCGATGCTGAATGCAATGGAAGCATCACTCCTTTCGAAGTTGAAAGCTGAGCTTTCTGCTAAGAAAGATAGCGAAGTATCAGCGTCAAGAATTATCGTCAAAGAATAATGCTTATGCCATCACAATGCATGAACCCATGGTGATGGCAATACCCCATGAAATTACATTTCAAAGCTGTGTTTTTATCAGGATTCCAAACGACATTAACCACATCTATTGTATGGTTAGGGCGACAAGCCTGATAACTGGAAGATATGCTCAATGAGTTTAGAAAAATTACTAATCAAAAACAGAAAGTGCGGTTCATGCTCTGTGTGCTGCACTTCGCTACGAATTGAACAGCCAACGTTAAAAAAGCTGGCTGACGTTCCATGCCAACACCTTAAACCTCAGGGAGGATGCTCAATTTATGATGAGCGACCTTCTGTTTGCAGCACCTGGTATTGCGGATGGCGAATACTGGATATTGGACCAGAGATGAGGCCTGATCGGAGTGGGGTTCTTATCCGTTATGATGGCTCCTCACTCTGCTTTCAACCAGTAGACAAAAACCGCGTATCTGCTTTGATCGAACCAGAGCCCCTGCGAATTTTGGGGGGCTTGGTAGCTCAAGGTATGAAAGTGGAAATATCGGTTCCGACAAAGGAAGGGTATTGCTCATCCAATATTAATGTCACTGAGCACATGTCAGAGGTGGTTAAAAGTAGAGAATACGCAAAAATGCGTTCGGCACTTTTGGCGGCCATTCAATTCGCATCACAATCAAAAACAGATCCGGTAGAACCGCTGGAATGATTTTTCGGGTCGGGTGTAACACCCGGCTCTTTAAAATGGTACTCATAGCAACGCTTAATTTTATTTAAATGAGAAACATCCTCGTTCTCAACCGAAGACATTAATGCTTTATCAGTTCGAACATTCATTTTTTCCATTGGATGATCTTCGCTAATTTATAATTTGCAGTTCGCCTGCCACGCTTTGTTATGCGCCAGGATGTCGCGCTTCGTCTGCTTATCCAGCACGTCGATATCGTGGTCTGTCAGATAGATAATTCGCGTCCACAGACAACCTGTATCAACCACCACCAGGGCGGGTGAAGTTTTCGCGCAACTCACGATCAACGTCGTCATCAGGCATATGGTTAACAGTCTGCTGTACATCACTGGCCTCTCTGGTAACCTCCGCCTGCCGCTCTGCTGCCGCTATCGATGCGGCGGCGTTCTCTTTGGTTCGCTGCTGTTCGGCTTTGGCTTCCGCTTTACTGGTCCCGCGTGCATGACCAATTCCGAACGCGCCAGCGATAGCGCTTAGGATGACAACCATCAGCCCGGCGATAGCTTCTAATCCCATGCTTACCCCACCAATACCGATTTCGCTTTCAGGAATCGCGCACGCCGATCATCAATGCCGTTCTGGCCACCGTTGATTATTTGGGTTACGCGAGTTAAGTCGCCCGGATATTTCAGGCAACCTTTGGTAGTAAAGAACCAGGCGGCGCTTCTGGCTGCATAGGCATCATTTGCAAGCAGCTCTGGCTGAGTCACAAGGTCGACCTTTAGGCCATTGCCGCAATCGCGATAATTCGCCAACCCGGTTATCTGAATAATGCCGCGTCCACGATATAGCCAACCATCACCCGGCCCTTTGTTACCGTTACGCTTGCTGTAAACCAGATTTGCGATAGCGCGCTGTCGCGCCAATGGCAAAGATGGTTCACCCTGCCGGCGGCCCAGCGCTTTTGCCTGGTCTTCAGTTAACCGCCCTGCTCGAACGAACCCGGCTAAACCAGCAACGCTATAATTAAAGCTTTCCACCAGTTGGGAAAAACCCAGGCTTTCATGCCCACATTGGGCAATGAACATCGCCTGATCTACAGCAACTGTAATGCCAAATTCTTTCATCGCAGCTGTGATGTGCGGAAACCAGCGCGCAGTTAACCCGGCGCTGATGCCAGCCGCCTTCTGGAATTGTGATTGATTCATTAGTGCCTCAGTGTATCGACCAGACGCGCCACGTTACCCCGTGCCCACAGCACGGCGGCGCATATCATTACGTTTGCCATTACCACCAGCCAGTGGGACTGTACGTAAAGACCGAAGATAAATTGGAAAGGAATGCTCGCGTAAATCAATACCAGCAAGTAAGCAAGAATGGAGATACCAGGGCGATGCCTGGCACCGCGACGTTGATAAAACATCAAAGCGCAGACAATAACGGCACATATCACCGCATTGACCAGCGCTGCCGGGTCATTTATTACCACTCGAACCTCCTCCCCTTAATCGGGAAAGTAATCCGAACAGGCTGCTCAAGTCCTGGCTGTTAATGAAAGTCAGGACCTTGATGGTTACAGCAGATGCCACCACCGCACCGAGCGCATCAAGCGGACGATCCGTATAGCCTGTCCATGCAGTAAATTTTGAGCCTAATAATCCTGCAGCCAGAACACCGACAATAAACGACGTCATGAAGTAAGCTATTTGCCTTCCACGTGTCAGGTTTGCGGTCGTAGCCACGTAAAACACTGCGCCGCCAAAAGCCCCAAATACCACACCAAAATCGGTATGGGTGATAACGCCATATATGACGGAACCAATTAAACCGCCACCAAAAATCAGGCCGGTACCAGTTAAAGGATCGGACATTAAGCCCCCTCTTATTGCTGTGAGTCCTCTCAGAATTGAGGGGATAAAAAACCCGCCAGTCGGCGGGTATATTTATTTACAGTTGAATTTATTGTGATGATAACCTAATTAATTTAGATATTTCTTCATCCCGTTTTTTTAGATATATCCGGCATTCAGCTAGTAAGGTGCCTCTTGCTGCTCCGATTTCAGCACCGGAAGATTTTGATATCTTCTCATAATTACACAGATTGTTTATTGCTGAGTAAAAAGAAGGGTCCTTATCAGCATCTATGTATGTGTAGAGTAAAGTTTGTGATGCGAAAAGTTTGTTGAATTTTTCATCTCTTCTAGATGCCCTCTCTGCATGCCCCTCTTTATAGGATGAGGTAGACTTAAACACGTTTCCAAAACTATTTTCATACTCTTTCAGCTTATCACATAAATCAGATAGATCAGATGCGTGAGTCATACATTCAACACATAATTGACGAATTGAATCGCATCTTGACTTTATAAGTTCCACTTCAGTATTCAACTTAGCATTCAATTCAGCAATTTTAATTTGGTGGTCGGCATTTATTTTAAAACTTTCAGTTTGATTAGCTAAATTTTGCTTAAACTGTATATATGAAAAGTACAATGCTACTAATGATACTATTGCTGGCAATATAGATATTAGAAATTTACAAACTTCATCCAACGGTTCGGAATCAGTCATAAGCTTTACAGTCACTAAATGATCTGCTGGTTTAAGCAATTCAATTAAGTTCACAATGTCCATTTTCATGCCCTATGATAATAACAGCAGGGCATGATAGCAAAAAACGTCTTGTGCCTATACTAGCTTAAGCAGTTTCTGACTCATCTTGAAAGCATAGTTTTTCGGTATTTGTACCGAATACGCCTCACACTGCCACGTATAACATATATTCTGCCAAACTCAGTCTAGCATCAACTCAGCACCTACTTCGTTGGTTGTCTTCGCGAATTTTGAAATACAAATTCGTCAGGTACGTAAGTACGGCAATGACAATGCCAACCAGCACGTCGATGGCATTTCACTGATCGGGACTATAGGCATTAAGTATGCCGTTCTGGATGCTCCCGACTGAAGCGCCATACGCAGCACCAGTGGTTTTCTTTTCCATGGGATACATACTCTTACCTCGCGTAGTTAGCGGGTGCTGTGTGTGTTTGAAAGGATCAGGACCGTCGGGCTGATTTATCAACAAAGCTCGTCGCAGATGATTCCCGCGGTCCTGAAATAAAAAAGGCCACGCATAAGCGCAGCCTCAAATGATTTGTTACTCAGCTTGCCGACGCTCCTTATTGAGGGCGAAAAAAAGCCCGCTATAGTGGCGGGCTGAAGTTGGCATTCAAGGAGCAACGGTAAGGGCACGCCTGATTGTCCGAGCTACCGATTTACCAGGATGCATTTGTTATTTACCGTTACGTTCATTAAACATAGAAGGGTAACTGTAAACAGTAAACCCGACATTAATCTTAAATATGTTTAGTAACAGTGTGGTGCCGGGTGCCTCCCGGTGAGCACGCCCCAGTCGGCATGACTCGCGCTGCATTTACAGGATTCTGTAACTGACTGGTCGCCCCTCCGCACAGGGGGATTCACCACGTGAATAAATTAACCAAATGGTATTGTTCAGGTCAATATATTAGCCAGCAGGTGGTTTCTTCAATCTGGCTCAGGGCTCTTGCGCGGCGGGTGTCGACGTGTCGTGCAGCACAACTCTACCCAAGAGCCCTGACCGGATTGCAGACATAAAAAAAGCCCCGCACGATGGCGAGGCTCGGTGTTCTGATAGGTCAAACGCAAATACGGCAACCTACACTAAATATATTGCTCATTTGTTCATTAAAATGCAAGCACGTTATGACTATTTTTTGCAATTTTACCCACACTTTCGCGATCTTTGAATGCATTTTGCAGCGGCTGGTACAGGCAGAAGAGCGCCGCGTTCATAACCTGCTTAACTTCCCGGCGGATGGTTGAAATACTCGGGTGCTTATACTGATTTCCTGCGCGCGTCTTCATTAGGCGAGGTTTGCTCACAGCATGCTGCCATGAGGCTATCCTTATCTCGCTTGAGTTGCAGACGTAATAGGCAAAAATTACCTTCCATGCGTTCTCATCTATGCTTTTCAGGTAATGCCGGATAACGGCATCAATAAGCATCCCGTCATCATCACTGCATACAGGTCTTGATGGTGCTTGCGGTTCAACTGTTGCCATGAACTTGGCGATCATATTTATCATCGCCTTGTCTATCTTTCCTGTCTGGCACCACGCCCCCCAAAGCTGGAGCCATTGATCTATCCACTGGTGTTGTTCGTTGGTTAATTCCAGTTTCATGCTGTCTCTCCCAGGGTTTGATAAATGCGGACGAAATTCTTCAAAATGCGGTAGTCAACTAAGACGGTGCCGCGGTGCCGACAAAGGCGCAGCTTGTACCAGCGTTCGCGGATGAGTTCAACTACGTTCGGGCTCATGCTTCCTCCAGCTCAGTGATGGTCAGTTCAAGCCGTCCACCTTTCACAACCGGCATTCTTTTCACGCTGTAATAATCAACTTGTTGATCGTCGAGCCAGAAACCGGATTTAGTGAGTGCATCGAATGCTGCTTTTTGCAGGTTGTCCAGATCACGGCGGCGGCGGTCCGGCATGTGGCATTCAATTCGAATTCTCACTGCGGCAGATATTCCGATATCAAGCATCTGCTCTTTGATGATGCTGGCTACGATATCGCGATATGCCTGCCCTTCTGCGCTGATGTGAGTTCTCCCCCTATTGTGCCGGTAGTAACGGTTATTGCTCGGTGGCCAGGGTAATGAGATACGGTATTCGTTCACGCTTTCACCATCCCTTCTTTTTTCCAGATCGCCAAAGTGCGCATAACTCCTTCCGCATGCATCAGACGCAATTCGTCGTAGGTGTAATCGGTTGTTTTCTTTCTCCCGTCGATTAAATCGTGACAGCAGTCGCAGGCGATCGCCGCCTGGGTATCATCGGGTTTGCATGCGGTACCGCAGGTGCCGGCCAGTCGGTAATGCGCCAGCACACTGGTTTCTGGGTTGCCGTTGCAGTAACCGGGGATCCGGACTGTACATTCACGGCCACGCGCCGCCTTGCGAAGGTCTGCCATACTTACCCCCACATCCGGTTGCGCCAGCGGGAATCAGGCCGCGGTGGATTCTTGTCTTCCACCAGCTCAGCGCTGACGGTCCAGGTCCTAAAATCTTGGTTTAAACTACGTTCGACCTTTACCCCACGTTTGCGGTACTTATCCATCAGTTCATCGGCCTGCTGGGTCGTGCAGTCGTGATGGTGAAACCATGAATATTTCATCGACTCACCCCGCAAAGCTGAGCAATTGAGACGCTGCATTTTCAGCAGCTTCACGACTGGAGAATTTTTGGGACAGAATCCACCGCCAGAGCACATCCAGTGAGGCCTGGTAAAGCTGGTGGAATTCGGTTTCGTCCATACTGGCGAAAGAAATGCTGCGCGGATGCTTTTTCAGAGTGCCATCCGGCAGCTGTAGCGCATCGTAATGACCTGCTTCGACGATCACCCATGAGCGATAGGCGTCAAAGGATTTGCAGATGCTGATGCTTCCAGCTCGTTTTTCTGCGACGCGGTCAAGATACTGCTCGGCGATATCTTGGAATACCGATTCATTGCCGCCATGGGATGCAAGGAATTTGGAATAACCAAGAATCAGCCTGCGCTCGTTCGAAGAGATTGCGCCGCCGATAGGCTCCCAGTATTCAAAGCCCAGATTGAGTAATGCGAAATATCGGCGGTGAAACGCCGGATTGCGGACAAGCTTATATTCGGCCTCCAGGACGGCACCGAGCTTGCATTTTGATTGCAGAAAATCGCTGGTCTCCGGCGTTGCGGGGATCAGGATGCCTTGAGAATGTTTTATTAAGTGCAATTGCGCCATGGTTTCTCTCCGTGGCGCAGTAGGTAACGGTTGTTCAGGCCGTTGATTTCATATTATCAGAAAGTGGAATAACACGATAGCCGAGTCGTTCAGCAAACCTCATAAATCCATTTAAGGTAAATATTTCTTCTTCTGGCAATAATGGGCGCATGGAGATAATACCATCGGACCTATAAACGAGATGCCTTCCCGTTGAAGGAAAGCTACATATAACGACCCCATCAGTCCGCCTTACTACATCGTACCAAGCCTGATCATTAGGAGTTTCAAAACAAATCGTCACGTTACCTCCCTGAGTGACCTGCAGACGTACTCACATAACGCCAGTTCCGCAACTGTAGATGACTTTATCCACTTATTCATTTTCAGTTCGGTGTACATTAACACCCCCAAAAACACTGTATATACAAACAGTACACTCAAAAATAATATTGTTCAACCTTAAGGTCAAATATCTGAATGATGCGCATAACAGGCTAATGACTGTTCCAACCTAAAAAAAATCTCCAGACTTGTTGACAATGATTATCAACAACAATACAGTAGAAATACTGGTTATTTATACAGTATTTTATTTACAACTTTAAACGTCAAAGAGGAATTATCATGGCTGATGAAACCATGGTTGTAACAGGCACTGCATCACCCAGTTTTGGACAAGACTTATCTATTCCAAGTGGTTCGAATGCCCCACATGTACCTGTGACTGGTCACATTAAAGGAGGAGTCAATTTCCCAGTCGCTATTACCCCAGACGGGTGGCCAGTAGATATCTCTGAAAGGAAGAAAAGTGAAATCAGACCAGACGTTGATTCATTACCAGTTGACACCAAAGTCGTAGTGGAAAATGGTACACCTGCCAATGGATATCGATTAGTAACGAACTATATCCCCATCGGGCAGGTTGAAGAACGTATTACTGTTTTAGCGAAAAAGTATCATAATCAACAGCCGCGCTTAATTCTTACCGATGGTTTATCCATCAGTTTCGATAGTTTTCATCAATTATTTGCTTTCGCTAATCGTTCTAAAGCTCGTGGAACACCCGGTGGTCAGAATCATGGCGCCTCCACACAAGCTTGGGCACCTCCGCTCACTTGGGGTCCATGGGTTGATTTAGCTTCGCATGTTGGTGTTGACGTATATACAATCAATTTTGATACTGTGTCTGAAGCTCCATCAACTTTTTCTATACAAATTGAGTATGCCGGCACAAATGGTATGGTTACGATTAATACTTTAGGCCCTGGTTCATATCAAGTAACAGATAATAATGGTGCAGGAACTGATCGTATTCGTTTTAAGAGCCATACGATCGGGCAAAATATTAGCATTCAATATTAACTAGTAAATACAGGGCGCCTTTTACAAGGTGCCCATTTATGTTATTCATAAAACCCATAAATACTATGAGCCGTATCTTTATTAGGTACGGAAAGATTAAATCCGTCTTCTGTTTTTATCTGTGATGCAATTTTAGCATTTAGGAGAGCCTGACTATTGAAAGTGACGACTAGATTTTTTCCTATATTATCAGAGATAAGCTTGTCGAATTTTTGAGAGCAGACTTCACTCTTTTTGACTTTTATAAAAACGCTGGGAGAGGATGCATCTTTAAATGAAACATCATCAATACAATCTTTTTTCAATGTGAAGGTTTCATCCCCTGCACTGAAACTGAGCTCTCCGTTTTTAGCATGAGCGCTACATGAGGCGATGAATACCGCTGCCAGCAATACAGGTAATATGTTTCCAATCTTTTTCTTCATCACTATCTCCATATGCTATCGAGTTATAAAAATTCGCTCACTTACTTCCGTTTTTATATTAATATACAGCAAAAAAGAGCATTTGCTAACTTTGAAAGAGCCCTGAACCTAAGAAATACTCATCTTCATAGCAGGGAAACTGATGCTCTCTTATTACGCTATACAGATGATCACAGCAAAGCCAATAGTCTGTGCTGCCTCAATTCACGTAACCCCCTTAGTAACTGACTAGCCTCTTCGGTTTCTTCTTCAAGCCAAATTCAGACATTGTTGCATAGTGTGCTTGTAATTTTGCGATGATAGCATTCAATTCTTCATCAGTCAGAACGTTGTCAGTCATCAATTCTTCTCCGTTCAATACCTGTATCGATTATGGACTTTCGCAGTATGCGACTCTCTGAACGGCATTGTAATATTTCAATTAGTATTAAACTAAGCCTTGTACTAGCTGGAATTTAGAAGGGAAAGGTTGAGTATCATGACGACCATTCCGTGATAGTTTATAACATCCTCCCCGCCATACGGTGGTTTGTTTCACACCGACTCTAGCCTATCTAAGGCTCTGGCTATCTCTTCGAAAAAGCCATCTCGGGTATGGCTGGTCATTGCTGGTAAAAATACGGCCATCAGCCTGTTTGTGTTGCAGTTCTCATCGTCTGCGAACAGAGCGATTTTTTTATCCAAGCGCACCTTCGCTTCCTGCAACTGCTCGTTTTTCTTGTTAGTGCGCTGGATATAGTCAGCGATGATTTCTATTGCCTTGTTTGTGTATTTTTCGACGTGCTCAGTCATGTGAACCACCTATCGCCTCAATCGTTTCCAACAACAACCGGCGGCGCGTATTCTCAGCAAAATGACGGCGCCCGGTTTCTTTGTGGTAAAACTCGTTTTTGCTGACTACCCACATCCTTTCCGTTGCGTGCAGCTTTTTCCGTTTCGGACCGTCTTTGGTTATTACGATCCCGGTATGAGTTTTCAAAATTGTCATATGCCCTCCCGGTACGAAGGGCATGGCCTGCTGGAATAAATGGCCTCCTGAACATCCAGGACCCGTTGGAATACCGGACTCCCCAACAGGCTGTAATTCATCCCAACAGCTGCTTTCGGCACCAGACCAAATCGTTTCATGTCAAAATCGATGATGGCGCGCTGATCGCGGAATAAACCCGAGCGGCCATGCCGAACGACTTCGCCAGTGGCTTCCGCCTCGCGGAAATACTTCAGGACGGTATCGCGGCTTAACCCCAGTTTTTTCATTGCATCACTGGTGGTCAGGCGCCCCTGATGTTTCGTGATACGAATCACTGCGCGGACATACTCCCGGCGCTCAACAGCTGAAAATGCTCTAGCCATACATCCCTCACTTAACGACGCGCAGATGGCGTACATTTTTGCGATAACTATCCCAGTCAAAATTCACCCACAAACCGCCGTCCATCTGCAGTCGGTCAATGATCCGCGCGCCAAGGGTATCCGTCAGGGATTCATAATTCAGGTTGGTCAGGATGCCTACCGGACGCATGGATGACAGGCGACGATCGATAACCTGGTTCAGAATGACCTTCTCTCCGCTGCTGCCGCGCTGAATCCCTACCTCGTCCAGGATGAGCAAATCTACCCGGCAAAGGTCGTCCAGTAGAGATGCTTCTGACTGCCCGTCGTCATAGCACTCACGAACACGTAGCATCAGGTCAGGAATAGTCACCACCAACACGGAGTGTCCACCAGCCAGCAGGTGATTGCCGATTGCCGCCGCCAGATGGTTTTTCCCGGTACCAGGCGCGCCGCTAAATACAAAGCTTGCGAAACCGGGACCGAAGTTTTGTGCGTAGCTTTTTGCCATCGTCAGCGCCCGACGCTGCCCATCTCCTGCAACCTGGTAATTTGCGAACGTGCAGCTGCGGTGCAGATCCTGTATCCCGGCACGACCGAAAATTTTCTCTGAACGTGCACGCTGGTTCTGCTTTTCCAGCTCCTCGCAACGTTTTCGGCCTTCCTCTGCCTGCCATGTGCGCCACTCGTCAACGCTGGCGAACTTCGGCTCAACACCTGGAGGGATAAGCTTTCTCAGCCGTTCCAGCGCACTACCAGTACCAATCATATTTTTCATATCTACCCCCTGAACCCGCTGGGAATTAACTTACTGGGCTGGGACACCATATTCGGATCCCGCTTTCCGGCAGCCGCGGTTGCGGTCCATGGTTCCTCGTAGTGCTTGGACGGACCGAAAAATGTGGATGCCTGTTTCACGAACTCGGTATTAAGTTTTCCGGCAGCAGTCACGTATGCAGCGTATCGACGAACGCCATCGATGAGCTCCTGCGCTGTTGCGCCTGATTTAATTCGGGCAGTCCAGGCTTTGAACGCGTCAGCCTTGCTGTTGCCTCCGGCTCGTTTCGGGTATTCCTTCCAGGCCAGTTCAAATTCCTCCGAATAACTGCTTTTCGGCTTTTCAGATGGAGCTTCGTCTGAAGATTCACTATCTGGAGGGGTGGCAGAGCCATGCCCCAAAATATCTTTATCCTGTTCCTGTTCCTGTTCCTGTTCCTGGTTAAGGAACGGTTGTAGAACCCTTTCTGAACCCTTTAGCTTGGCGCTACCTATATGAGCTATTGCAGCAGCAAGAACCCGCGCCAGCTCTGGTTTTATGGAGGATTTGTCAGGCACTTGATCGAACAGGCGCAGCGCAGCAATCCCCTGATTTGGGTTTTCGACAGAATTCCAGGATAGGAAGTTACGTATCAGGACCCATTTCGATGCCTTATCGCGGGTTGCGAACCCGTTAGCCGATAGCTCATCAAACCCTTTCGAAACCCTTTCAGGAGTCCAGGCAAGGTCTTCCGAAACGTATCCATCAGGCAGCCTGAAGCATCCGATCATGTTTGTGTGTTGCCCGGTGAGCAGGTACAGCGCCAGCAACCTGGCATCATCCGATACCCGGCGCATTCCATCGCTTATCCAAAATGATGTATGCACCTTGCCGTAATCACGCATAGAGACCCCGTTGTTGCTTAAACTGGTGTGTTTTCATCACCAAGCACCCACCGCAAAGCCGCTGCGTATTCGCCGCTGGCGGTTTGAAGTTGCTGGGTAATTTCCTTACGGGATTTAAGACGCGGCTTTGTGTCACCGAGAACAGCGCGCTGGCGACGAGCTTTCTCGTGGCCAGTTACACCCTCTGCCGCTGCCTCTAACTGTTTGACCGTTTCCCGTTGCTTTTCCGGTGGCATATCGACCAGTTGACGCGCTTGAGTGACAGTGACTTTTCCAGACTCAACCGCCGCCTGGACGGCCTGCGTAGCATCCAGTAGAGCCACGGTTGCCTGGACCGTTTTTACGCTGCAGCCAAAAAGCAGGGCAATGTCATTTTCGTCATGACCGTATTCCATCTGCTGAACCATTTTTTTGGCCCGGCCCAGTGGGGTATCTGGTTGCGTTATCTCGTTTTCGCTGACCATGTATTTGGCCATTTGAATGGCTGAACCGCGCTTAGCTATACCGGGTACCGGCCAGGGTTCCAGCCCTGCCCGCTTTCTCCTGGCGTTTGCTTCCTTAGCGTTCTTTACGCGCTGCCGACCTGCCACCACACAGGTTTTCCCTGTCTCTGGGTCCTTCCACACGATAATCGGTTCGAGTACCCCAAGTTCCATGATGTTGAGGATCACAGCTTCTTTAAGCGGTAGGTGTACTCGTTCGTCGTAAAGCGGATGTGTTGTATCGGTAACCAGATGCAAACTTTCCGGTTCGAAAAAAAGAACATTGCTTTTGCCGCTGGCGCCGTATGCGTCGATAGAATTTTTAGCCATGGGCGCCCCCGTTATTGAAATTCAGTTGGTTCGTGTTCATAATTTCCCCTGTTAATTGATCCAGTTAATTCGCAACGAAAGCCGTAGGTGTTGCAGCACCGCGGCTTTCACCTTTCTGAATTCCAGCATCACGTCACTCCCAGCATTGAAGTGACAATGGCCATCAGAGGCGCCGTCAACTCCGGATCAACCCGGAACATCTCGACAATCCCCTCACTCAGTTCTTTCAGTTTTTGATGGCGCGGAGCTCCCATAGCAACAGCCACCGTTGCTTCGCTGGTTTCTTTCTCCAGTCGAGCGAGTCGGGACATAAAATTGTCTTCGGGTAAAAGTCGGTGACGGTATTCCAGAGGAAGAACGGCCAGAATGGTAGGTGTCAGCTGACGCACATGCTCGCGGTATTTCTCCGATTCGGCCGGGTTGTCCAGATAGCGAAAGAGCTTCTGCCGACCACGGCTGAGGTCTTCAGGAAAATCGATGCCCTCGCCGCCCTGCTGGCGCCATTCTTCGATGATGTATGCGGAGACAACATCCTGTCCGGCAACCGATGCCCAGGCACGAACGGCAGAGCGAATGTTGTCATGCTCAGCCACTCTCGGCTGATTTCGCTTTATCAGAGCGCCGGCGTTGAATCCGGTACTTTGTTGAAAGGAAAGTGTTTGCATGGTTACCCCGCCAGACTTTGTGAAGACAATCCATCATTCGGATTCGGGTAAAGATCCGGTCGAAGTTCATGCGGGGTGACGCCGGTTACCCGGAAGATCTGTAATACACGAGACTGGGGAACAGTTCCCCCCATGCGGTGTTTCCAATGGCTAATAGTCATGGATGAGACATCCAGCTTTTCAGCTAGCTTCGTTGCGTCGCCAGCAACCTGTATGGCTTTTTCTAATGCGTTCATAAACCACTCCATTAAAGTTACACAACAAATTAAACATTATGTTTATTTTAATGTCAACTTTATGAATGTTGAGGTGGTAAACATTTAGTTTAAAATCGTGATATATGAGAAAAAATACGCACCAAGCAGATAACCCGCAGGTACAGCGGCTTAACGAAATCATCGAGCAAAAGCGCATATCTAAAGCGGATATAGCGAGGATCTGTGGTGTGAGCTCTCAATCGGTTAACAACTGGTTTGTCAGAGGAGCGATCGGGAAGAGTTCTGCAATAAAACTGGCTGATGCACTAGGCGTGAGTCTTGAGTGGGTGTTAGGCCAGGATGTGGATTCCAAAGATGGTTTGAGACCTGACGAGCGGAGACTCCTGGAGCTCTATAACCAGCTGCCTAACGAAGAAGAACAACAGAACATGCTGCGGATCGTATCTCTTCGCCTGAAGGAGCTCGACGAACTGTACGCTAAGTACATGGGACGGCGGATTAAGGGTGATACGGAGTAACTGAAAGTATAAGTAGGCGAGGATTGAATAGTAATTATCTTTGTTCAGCTCATTGTTAAACCTGGTTTTTATATCTTAAATAACAAGGGATTAGGATGGTAAAGCTATGCTTCCCACCCCTTCTTTCTCCCGGATTTCATGACCTTGATGATGCTCAGGTCAAATCACTTTGTGTGGATGCTTTTCCGGAATCCGTGAGAAGGAGTATGCTATACTGTAATTATATACAGTTAATGAGTGATATAAGAAATATCAATAAGCAATTTAATTGTTTTATTGAGGTGTGGGTAGATGGATCATTTACCACTGAAAAGCCGGAGCCTGATGACATTGATATACTTTTAGTAATTGATTCTAATAGACTTAATCTTGTTCCTGTGATGTTTCAACCACAGATTGAGAAGTTTTTAAACAGGCAGTACATTAAGCATAACTATAAGATTGACCTGCTATTGTTAGAACATGGTAAGGACGAGGACAGAATGCATTGGAGGGGGGTGTTCGGGCATGACAGAGAGGACACACCTAAAGGTATAGTGAGGATATCATTATGAACAGTAACAGTAATATGACCGCTTTAAAGGGGCGCATAAAGTTCGTTCAGGATAAACTCGACTCAATGTCCGCCAAATCGGAAATGTCCTTTGCAGACAGACTCATTTTCAACAATATGGACTCCTATCTTAGCGATCTTAAAGCAGAACAAGTTGCAGAAGATGCACGCCATTCATTGCTAGATTTTATGGAGCTAAGACTGAAAGGTGTAGTTGTTGACCTTGGTACAATTCCATTAGAGTTGTTGGGGGTGATATCCCATAACCTGGCTGCGCTTGTCCAGCGCGCTACCCACAAGCTTGCTTCCGGGAAAGACTCTCATAAGGTTCCTTATGACATAAAGAGCTCATTGAATATGAGGCTTGCTGAATTATCACCGGGCTCAACTCGACTTGGATTAACCTTTTCTACCGGTGATTGTGAGCTTGTGGAAACGGTATCAAGTAAGGCAGTGAAGGAGATTATTGGGCTGCTGGACACCAATGACGCGTCAGTAATGATGAACCAAATAGCCGAGATAGGTTATAACTCTGCACAAAGCCTAAAAAGAATTGTCGAGGAGTGCGATAAAAACCACGTTGATTTTGATCTATCATGGATTGGCCCATTTAGCGATGGTGCGCGTATAGTGAAAGTAAGCTCCAAGAAAATCAAAATGTTAAGCGACCGTTTGGCATCAACCACCATATCGCAACCAGTTACTGAGTCTATCGTCGGAGTACTGGCATCATTATCAAAATATGGCAAGATGGATATTGAACTTGATGGTGAGAAAATCAAAGCTTCATTTCCAATAGAAATGTTAGATGAAATACAGAAAAGTCATAAGGTTGGCCAACAGGTTTCATTGTCAGTAGAAGTAACTGACATTTACAATGAAAACCTTGGATTACATCGTAAAAATTACCGAGTTAAATCTTTGAGATAGCGTAAACCCGGCCATCGAGCCGGGTTTTTTATTGCCCTTTTCTCACAAACTCTTCCGCATCCCGTAGCAACCCCTAGTGAATCACGTTGCCAACCACGCGACGCTTGGCCTTCAGACTATCAACAATCGCACCCCGGCTTATCACTATCCCGTTAGCTATCATGTTGGCAACCGCCCCACCGATTTCGCCAGCGATAAAGACTATACGGTCTTCCTCTATTTCATTTCGTTCCATAAATCACCCAAATGGTTTTTTTGCCCCCAAAGAGTATGAAAAACATACTGCCCCCATCCACGCATACCACGAAAATAAACTTTTTGTTTATTCAAAATAACTCATTTAGTTGACATAATATTAAACATTGTGTTTAATTAATCCATAGCAACACTCCACCCAGGCAGGACGCCCACGAAGTAGCGGCCCGGCGCAAACGAAGACCGGGATGAGGTGGATTTATCAACGCGCAGTAGGTTCAAACGTTCCGCTGGCCACGTAATGGCTGAGGTTGAAATGAGTAAGAAAGGCATCAGAGCCCTGATCATTTCGGCATTTATCGGGCTCTTAATCTGGATCGCGCTCTTCAGCGCACTGAAGGAGATATTTCTATGAATGATTTCGCACGCAAACCCGCTCGTCAGCAGGCTGTTCGCTTAAGTCCGCTGTCAGCTTTCATCCGCCGGGTGTGCTACATGCTCGCGCAAAAAGGAGACCCTTCATGAGCACGATGTTTGCCCTGGTTCTCACCGTCAGCATGCTGACGGGCGGTAATCAGGATGTCCTGCTCGGCGTTTACGACACGGAGAATGACTGCAAGGCAGCTGCAGAAGAGCAACACGTGAAAGCTGAATGTTATCCGCTGAAAGGTGTACTGGACGAGCATCCGGCAGGGTTCACGGTGCAAATGTAGGGGGGAGAATGCAGAAAAAATGCGGTTACTGCCGTAAAGCGATCGAGGGAAAACCAGTGGTGAGCACCCTGTTGTACCTCCAGGGGAACCAGCTCGCACGGAAAGAAGAAGAGTACTGCTCTGAACGCTGCGCCTCTTACGACCAGATGGCGCACGAGAGCTAACGTAAACCCGCCGAAGCGGGCTGTACGTCCGGTGCCACCGACCAAAGTTACACCGGAAATTACCAAAACCAATGACCACCCTGAATGGGCGCTACCAATGGCCCGGGTGATTCTACATCCAAATAGAGGCTATTACATGGAATATTTTTATCTGATAAAAGCGACTCAAAAATCGGGTAAAGCTGATGCCGTAATCCGGCGCACTAATAAATCAGAAGCTCGCGCCCTTCTGCAGCTGGACGTCGATCTGGAAGACGCTGGAATCGAAACAGGCCGCGGCAAAGACTATCAAAAGCCAATCCGTACCGACTTCCCGGTATTTAACGATCTTCCGGCTGAAGGTGTTCTCGATTACTCATGGTGTGAACGCTACCAGCTCGCCGACGATGGTCGCACCTGGGCACTGAAGCCAGGACAAGAGCCTGTAGACGTTCATCACACCGATGATGCTGAAGTATCCTCTGAGTCTGTCACTGGCGAGTTGGTTGATGACAATAGTGCTGACGATGCTGGTGATGTCGATACCGTGGAATCGTTCGGCAATGCTGAATACGAAAACGATACAAACGCCCTGTTCAATATTGCTGAGCAGCCGTTCCGCATTAAGCTGCTGGCGCAGTACATGGCGAATGATAACCACGTCTATCAAATCAGTATTCCGCACCGTAAAGAGCTCGCAGTTCTGGAAATGGATACCGATAACTCCGCAGTGCAAGATCTGATTCTCGCCGCCGAGAACGTCCAGGGGTTAAAGGATGCCGACATGCCTACCCTGTGGAAATTTACCAGCGCCAACAAAGCTGTATTTCCTGAAGGTAAGCGCCACGAACTGGGCAAGCGTATCCAGTTTGCAAAACTGTGGTTTGAAACTCCGCACATTGACCGCGGTAAACTCGTTCGCGAATGGTCTGCCGGAAATTATATTTCTGCTGTTCAGAAAACGGATACCGGCACGAATGCTGGCGGCGGTAATAAAACCGATCGCAACCCTGACTACACCCATACCCTTGATACGCTTGATGTTGAGATTGCGCTGGCCACAATGCCGATGGATTTCGATATCTACAATTTCCCGGCATCCATTCATCGCCGGGCTAAAGAAATCGTCCAGAAAAAAGAAAGCCCGTTCAAAGAATGGTCTGCTGCGCTGCGTAAAACCGCAGGCATCCTGGATTATTCACGCGCTGCCATTTTTGCCCTCATTCGTGGTGCCACCAGCGATATTCATCATTTCCCGGTAAGTCTGCAGACCTATATCAATGCGAACCTGACAGAGCATAAGCATGACACGCCCTCTGCTGAAACGCTTGAGAAAGCCGGGCATGTCTCATCTGCCGCCGTCGCTGAACAGTCAGCCGTGGATAAGATTCTCGCAGCTGAGCGCGGTGAATATATCGAAGGGGTAAGCGATCCGGATGCACCGAACTGGGTAATGGAAGACCTGACCAAACCCAAACAGCCTGAAGTTTCAAACATGGGCAATGGTGTTTTTTCGATTGATGGTCTGATGGATAGCCAGCCAGCATCATCACCAGCACTTTCTATCGTGGACCAGGCGCGCCAGCGCGCTGCAGAAGAAAAATTACATCCAGCTAATTCCGGGGAAACCACCAGCGATGTGCAGATGGAAACGGCTCAGCCAGTCGAAGACGAAAATGATAATGCGGTATCAGCAAGCGAAGGCACTGATGCAACTGCTCCGCAAGCAGATGCCGTGAACATGCGCGACATTCTTGCTGAGCGCTGCCCTGACCTTACCGCGGCAGTATTGAAAGACCAGCAATCAGCAACTACAGAAGAAGAGCATGAGCCAGAGCCGGAAGCAACAAAATGGCCTGAATTCTTCGAGCCCGGTCGATATGAAGGTGTTCCGAACGATGTTTACCACGCGGCGAACGGCACCAGTTCGACTCAGGTTAAAGATGCCCGTATATCTCTGATGTATTTCGAAAAACTCCACGTCTCGAAAGTCATTGAAAAAATGCGCTCTCCTGTTCTGGATATGGGCAATCTGGTGCATGCGCTGGCGCTGCAGCCTGAACAGCTTGAAAAAGAATTCAGCATCGAGCCGGAAATACCGGAAGGCGCCTTCACCACGACTGCGACGATCCGCGCGTTTATCGACGAGTACAACGCCGGTCTTCCACCGCTTTTGAGTGCTGACGACATCAAGGCACAGCTGGAGGCTCACAACGCCACCCTGCCCGCTCCGGTACCGCTGGGCGGCGACAAAGATGCAATTGGCATTGCGTATCTGGAATTACCTGACGAGTTCAAGCGAATCGTTGGTGACGATAAAAACTTTACCGCGTCAGCAATGAAGGCCTGCATCAAAGAATACAACGCCACCCTGCCAGCGCCTGTTAAAACCAGCGGCGGCCGTGATGCCATGTTGGAACAACTGGCGATTATCAATCCTGACATGGTTGCTCAGGAAGCCCAGAAGGCGCAGCCGCTGAAAGTATCAGGCACCAAAGCAGATCTGATTCAGACTGTGAAATCGGTTAAACCGGATGCCGTGTTTGCCGACGAACTGCTGGATGCATGGCGTGAAAACCCGGAAGGAAAAATACTGGTTACCCGCCAGCAGATGAGCACTGCGCTGGACATTCAGAAAGCACTATTGAACCATCCCACCGCCGGCAAGTTGCTCCAGCATCCGAGCCGCGCCGTTGAGGTGAGCTATTTCGGTATTGATGAGGAAACCGGGCTGGAAGTTCGTGTACGCCCTGACCTTGAGATAGACATGAGCGGCCTGCGCATTGGTGCGGACCTGAAGACCATCAGCATGTGGAACATCAAGCAGGAAAGCCTGCGCGCGAAGTTGCACAGGGAAATCATTGAGCGCGATTACCATCTCAGCGCGGCCATGTACTGCGAAACCGCGGCTCTGGATCAGTTCTTCTGGATTTTCGTCAACAAAGACGAGAACTACCACTGGATCGCCATTATCGAGGCATCAGAAGAGCTACTGGAGCTCGGCATGCTGGAATACCGCAAAGCAATGCGCGCCATCGCGAACGGTTTCGACACTGGCGAATGGCCGGCGCCGATCACTGAAGACTACATCGAAGAACTTAACGATTTTGATGTGCGCCGTCTTGAAGCGCTGCGCGTACAGGCATAAGGGGGAACAGTCATGGAAAATACCAACATTGTTACAGCCGAACAGCAAGCACCAAACACCATTTCAGCTAGCAACGCGATCTTTAACGTTCAGGCTCTCGGTCAGTTAACTGCTTTCGCAAACCTTATGGCTGATTCACAAGTGACAGTGCCAGCTCACCTTGCTGGTAAGCCAGCCGATTGCATGGCCATCGTTATGCAGGCTATGCAATGGGGCATGAATCCCTATGCGGTCGCGCAAAAAACGCACTTGGTAAACGGCGTACTCGGATATGAAGCCCAGCTCGTCAACGCGGTAATCGCCAGTTCCAGTGCTATCAACGGTCGATTTCATTACCGCTACGGCGGCGACTGGGAACGCTGCACAAGAACGCAGGAAATCACCAGGGAAAAACACGGTAAAAATGGGAAATACAACGTTACCGAACGGGTACGCGGCTGGACTGATGAAGACGAAATCGGGCTGTTTGTTCAGGTCGGCGCGATCCTTCGCGGTGAGTCAGAAATCACCTGGGGTGAGCCGCTTTATCTCTCGGGTGTTGTAACTCGTAATTCCCCATTGTGGGTTTCTAACCCGAAGCAGCAGATCGCTTATCTGGGCGTGAAATACTGGGCTCGTCTGTACTGCCCGGAAGTGATTCTGGGAGTTTATAGCCCGGATGAAGTTGAGCAACGAACAGAACGAGAAATCAATCCGGCGCCGGTGCAAAGAATGTCTGTAGCTGAGATTACCAGCAGCTCAGACATCACCACCAGCGAGCAAGACACAGCTATAAGTATTGATTCTCTTGCCGATGGACTCCGCGACCGAATTGATACAGCTGACTCAGTGGATCAGGCCAAAGCCATTCGCGCAGACATCGAATCACAGAAAGCTCTGCTGGGTACTGCTCTTTATACCGAACTGAAGAATAAGGCGGTGAAGCGCTACTACCTTGTTGATGCGAAGAACAAGGTTGAGGCTGCCATAAATTCACTTCCTAACCCAGGGGATCCGGAAGCAGAAGCGTTATTTGCGAAGGCAGAAAGCACCCTGACTTCATCGCGCCGCCACCTCGGTGATGAACTGTATGACCAGTTCCGTATCACCCTGGACGACATGAAACCGGAATACGTGGGCTAAGGGAGGCGGGAGGGTTCGCCCTCCCGGTAACGATATGACGAAAATTATTGAGCGCGGAATGATATTTAACGGTGAGATGGTTCGCGCCATCCTCGACGGTCGAAAGACGCAGACTCGGCGGATCATGAAAATTCAGCCAGAACATTCAGGGCTTGGGTTACGCCGGGTGACTGACTCCAAAAACGGTAGTGATGACGGTAAGTATTTTTGGTCATCGTCTGATGCGTACGGCCTGAAAGCTCGCTCCAAATCGTTCACCTGTCCATTTGGTGTCGTCGGCGATCGCATCTGGGTACGTGAAACATTTCAGGGGCCGTTATTCGATTACGAACAGATGGAGTCATACCTCGAAGATAGCTCGAAATTCGAAAAGCCAGAATTTTGCCAGTATGCCGCTGATGGCAAGCCAGCGCCGGAATATTACGAAGCTGACGACAACCTGCGTCACGGATGGCGCCCGTCAATCCACATGCCGCGTTGGGCCAGTCGAATTCTACTGGAAATTACAGACGTGCGGGTTGAGCGCCTCAGAGAGATAAGCCAAGCAGATGCTGAAGCTGAGGGGGTTGGAAAACTGAAGAAAGGTTTCTGGAAAAACTATCAGCCAGGCTGGACGGAGTTTCAACTTACAGCGCGTGGCTCGTTTGCAACTCTCTGGAAATCCATCTATAGCGATGAAAGCTGGTATGCCGATCCATGGGTTTGGGTTATCGAGTTCAAACGAATTGAGGAGCAGACAGCATGAGCCTTAAACATCGATTACCTGAGCTCGAAGCAAGCATTGACCCGGCCGCATTGCGCGCGGCCGCCGACGAATATTCGGAACTGCTTCTGACTTTGTGCTTGTGTATGAAGATGGCCGGTCCCACTCGGGCGAACGTGCGCGCCTGCGCCACCGAGCTTAAAAAACGCCTGACAACCTGGCACAGCCAGAAAGAGCTCAACGCAATTCTGTCCAGTTGGGATCCCGTTGGCTATGTTCTCGGCCTCCGCCGGGAAGCGAACGACAACGCGCGCGCAGGTGGCGATCCAGTTGATGTATTTGTGTGAGGTGGATATGCGACTGATAAACCGAAGCAAGCAATCACTGCTGGGCCGCCAGGCTTGTGATGCCGCACTGGCAAAACATGTTGAGCTTTATGGCGCCTACGGGCGACAGAAAACGAAGAGAACTTATACGGTGGTGGTTCAAGGCTCAAAGATCACTGTAGAAGTTGTAAACAGAAAATGCAGTTATGTGGCGACGGCCATGAGCTGCGCCCGTAGGCTGCAGCATCTTCCTGGACAATGTAACTAAGGGGCTTTTATGAATAACGCATCTCATTTCCAAGATGAAATATTGATAACCAGTGACATTCTGTCCAGATACAAAATTTCGCGCAGCACACTGTATTTCTGGAGCACACCATCCCGGATGCCATCGTACTTTTCTCAGCCGTTTCCTAAGCCAAAAATAAATGGCAGTCCTAAAAGATGGCGTTTGTCAGACCTTCTTGCCTGGGAAGACAACATGGGTATCAAACCAGAGGCTGGCCAATCAACTTCTCAAGATGACGTTGCCAAACAGCAAGCCAATGACGCTGATCATCCAAATAATCGTGGAGGTTATACCGCGCCATGACTCCAGACATATGATGCCCTAGTAGCTTTTCCACAACATGTGGTGGCGCACCTAATTCAGAAAGGCGCGTCGCCACTGTTCTTCTCAGATCATGAAGCGACCAAGGTTTCATCCCTGTTTTTGCAATAATCTGCGCAGAGAACAGAGCCACGTTTGGTTGAAGCGGCGGCCTGTCATCTTCAGGCCCCCTGTATCGTGACAACGTCACAACATGTTTTGAAACTGATGTTTCTTTTTCAGCTACCATCATCTGTATTACAGCCTCAGGAAGCGCCCTTCTCACCGACTTCCCAGTTTTATAGTCACTTGCCGGGATAGTCCAAGTTTGTTCCTTGAAATCAAACCATTCCCATTTTGCTGTTCTGATCTCTGTACTTCGACAGCCAGTCATAATGAGAAACTTCATTATCAATTGCTGCCTATATTTCATCTCAGGCAGGGCATTCCAAACTGTAATGATTTCATCATCACTTAACCTGCGGTCTTTTACAGCTGCTGTGAGCCCTACATCTGATCGTCTAAGGCTTTCAATAGGGTTCACGTTAATTACCCCACGGTTGGAACAGAAACGAAATGTGCGCTGCATCAAACCCAGCATTTGCCCTGTAACCACTCTTCGCCCCATACCGTCAAATAGATTTAGCCAGTGAGCTTTAGTTGTCTGATCTACAATCATATTTCCGAGCACTGGGGCTATATGATTATTGAAGTCGCGGCGGTTAACTTTGATTTTAACCAGACCTTCAGGGATGCAGTAGTACTTCTCCCAGTAATCGAATGCTTCTTTCACTGTAAGCGCTTCTACTTTTTTCTGTTTCTCGAGTACTACTTGCCGTCTAGGATCAAGCCCTTCCGCTAGCCAAGCCCTGAACTGCTGCCTACGTTCTCGCGCATTAGCTAATGAGGTGGTTGGATAATCACCAATCGTTAGTTGAGCGGCTTTCCCGTTCCATCTGTAGCGGTAAAAGAATGTTATACTGCCGGATGTAGACAACCTGACATTCAGACCATGTGCGTCTGAAATGACCTCGATTTGGTCTCTTTTTTTGCCAAGAGCTTTTCTTAATTTTGTGTCGGTAAGCAATGTGTACACTCCGGAAGAAGATATACACATCAGTGTACACATTATGCGTAAATTGATAACCTTCAAATCTATGAAGAACACACAAAAACAAAGCGTTATATAATGGCAAGGCGTTGATAATAGCGGGATTATTGAAAAGAAATAAAGCAT